GGACGTTTGTGGTGTCCACGGATTCACCGCGTCATACACCGCGCTCAACGTCTCAACGTTTTTGATACGCACCCCCCTGAACAGCCGCACCCGCGTACCGAAAGGAGCCAGTAGTGAAGTCATCCCGGTGGGGGTGAGGGTGCCGTCCGTGTCCACCAGCTCGAATTGGAATGTTCGTAATTGCGCGGCTGTGCGGTCGGCGGTCACCGACCCGGCATGCACCGGGAGGGTGGCGACGACTTTCCCGTTTTGGACGGCTTGGACGACAACAACGGCTGTGTGGTTGTTTTGGACTGTCGCGGCGAATGCGTTGGAGAATCCCTGCACCGGGTGTCCTTAATAGAAGTCGGGTGGTCCGACTTGGGTCATGGTTAGTTTGCGGCGACGCCAGAATGTGACTGTTGGGTCACCAGGAACGGAGTTGTACATTTCCTGGGTGTCCTGGCTGGTGGCGCCGGGACCGGTCACGACCCACAGTTGGGTCCCATCCGGTAGCTGCAACAACAATGTGTTTCCCGACCGGTCGAGTTCGTCGACTGGCGCCCACAGCGTCATTGGTGTATTCGGATCGTTTTCGATGAAGATCAGCTCGAATGTGTATTCGTCGCCGTAGTTTGGTCCCGAGACGATGAACGGTAATACTTGGGTGCCGGCGCCGCCGAGTAGTTGGAAGGTTCCCATCATGCGACGTTTGGTGATTTTGATTCCGTCTTCGCTTTGTTTCGGCGCCGCGATCGGTAGCACCGTGTTCAAAATCGGGTTCGACGGGTCTTTCAACCACGGCTGATCACCGACCGGTGTTACCGACAAAGTCGTCGATGGAGCCGCCGCCGCGGCTAGCGGGGAACCGCCGTAAGCCAACACGTAATACTGTGACGTGGTGTTCAACGGCGCCACGTAATCGTATTTGGTGATCGAGCTCATGCCTTGCGCCGGCACATACGTCAAACTCGGGATAGGAGTCCAACTCAAACCGCCGTCACGACTGGCATAAACAGTGAACGCGACAGTAGCCGGTGAGGTCCCACCCGGCGCGAACGTCAACGCGACACGATTATTTACCGCGTCGAATACACAGGACGAGAGCACCGCGTTCGCTGGCGGTGACGACACCGAACGAGTCCAAGTAGTTGATCCAATAGCTGAGAGGAAACTACCCGGACCGGCCCACTGGGACTCTGCCTGGACGTACGCAACGTATTGACCGTTGGTGAGGTCGATATTCATTGTCCATTGCAGGGTTTCACCCAGGACGAATCCGTTGGTGCCGTCGATGGGTGTGGTGGTGAACGGGACAAAACCTAGCGCTGTGGTTTGCGCATAGGTGTACACCGCAACCTGATAGCCTTGTTGGGGTTGGCTGTCCGCCGAAAAGTATGTCCACGTAATCGTCGGCTGAGTAGTTGTCACGGTCCCTGTTGGTCCAGTGACGGTGACGGATGATTCTTGTTGGTAGGTGATGTCCAAATACACTTCGGACACCAAAATGGGTACGCTGGAGCTGTCGCCGCGTCCCATCTCGTAGGCGAAGTTCCCCGTTAGTAGGTTCGTCGCCACATTCCAGGCTGAACCGTCCGGCGCGGTCGTTGAGGTGTACACAGTTTCCGTCACCCACACACCGGTCACAGTGTTTGTGGGTAGCGGGGAGGAGAAGAACGTTGTTGCTGGCGCGGGGGATTGCCCGGCGACAACAACTGTTCCGCTTAAACATTCGAACCAGTGGAAACACAACGGGATCGGTGGTGGTACACAGCATTGGACGGTGCGGCGAATCCCCACCGAATACACTTGCGCGCCGGTGGGGATTGAAGGGGTGGGGAATCCGAATTGGATGACTTGCGACGCCAGACGGCAAATCCCCGAAGTCAACTCAACATATTCGGTGTTGGTGCCGCTGGACACAGCCTGCCACCCTGAGGATGCGCCGGTCACAGTCCAGTTACCCAATTGGGGGGAAGATGTTGGCTGGTAAGTGACAGTAGTGAGAGACGTCACAGATCCCCCTATTTAGGTATAAGTAAAATGGGACCGGCCGACCCCAAAATAAAAGTGGGGTCGGCCGACTATCTATCCGCGTTGTTGACCGATCGAATTAGCGAGAGTGACCATTTTCGCGTCGATCTGGCCGTCGATCTGACCCTGCAACTGTTGACCACCAACGGACACAGTGATTTGACCGATCGTCACGGTGGGGGTCATCGACACCATCCCCGCACTACCGGAGGTGGTTTGATAGTATTCCGCGCCGGACCCAGCCGGCGGTAACAAACCTTCCCCACCCAGGGTGGACTGCGCTAACGCCGAACCAAACTTCGGCACCGTCAACGCCGTAAACTGACTTGATTGCAACACTGTTTGCGCGCCAGTCACAACGTTCTGCGCCCACGCGTAGCCGATCATCAAACCGTAATCCTGCGCGATCGGAGTCACACCATTGCTGGCGGCGATAATCCCCGCACCGAACCCACCCGAAAGTGTTTGGTTATAGACACCCTGGATAGCGCTGTTGGTGGCGGACACGGCGGATTGGATTAACTGACCCGCCGCCGAAGCGACCTGCGACGAAGAATCCCTCAAACCAATCTCAAGACCTTCACCCATCCACTCACCGATCTGCATCATCACCGTCGAAGGTGAATGCGAACCCGACGCACCCGCCGCACCCGCAGCACCCGCACTCGCAGCCGCGGCACCAGCCGCGTGAGCTTGACCCGTCGTATGGCCAATCCCCGAAGCCAACGCGGTACCACCCGCCGTACCAGCCTTACCCATCCCAGAAGTAGCCGCCGCGTTCGCCGCCACCGACGCACCCGCAACAGCACCAGACACAGACGCCATACCCGGCATAGCGGCATGCATCGCCACCATACTTTGGGTTGTTTTGGAAAGGTTTTTACCCAACCCATTCATGCTGTCCGACGACTTATTCGCCGCCTGACCAACATTCGAAAACGACTGCGCCAACGCATTATTTTGCGTCTGATGCTGCGCCGGCGTTCGCGGTGTTTGTTGTTGCTGTTTCGGTGTGGTCGTTTGGATCGACTTCGCCAACGAATTATTCGCCGTTGTTGTTGTCCTCGCCGTATTCGTGACAGTGTTCAACGCTTGGGTGTATCTACCCAAATCCTGCGCCGACGCCATCGCACGACCCGGACCCATCGGAGCCGCCGCTGTCGCTGGTGTTGGTGCCGCTGGTAACGCACGTCCAAATACGGAATACGGCGACGTCGGTGTAGACGTCTTCGCAATACTTGTGACATCCCCAACAACCTTCCCGAACGCCGCACCGGTTGTTGGTGTCCCCGGCGCTGTAGGTGCCTGCGCTTTCGGACCGAGCGGATCATTCAACGCGTGATAGGAAAGCGGTTGATGGGTTGTGTCGTCTAACACCGCACCGGTAGTGGTGTCCATCGTGTAGAAGCCTTTTTCGGCAGCCACCTTACCGTGATACGCAATAGTAGGATCAAACGCGTGGGTGACAACGTTCGGTGTTGCATGAAGACCGGCATAATCGGCGGCGCCGAACGCCGGAGACGGAGAGCTTTTCGCGGCGGCGATCGCCGCTTCATGGCGAGCCGCGTTCAATCCCTGGGTGGTTTGCAACATAGTTGGGGGAGGAGGAATAACATAACCATCAGAAGCTTTCCCCCCACCACCTGGTGGTTGAGGTGGCGCCGGACGAGCTCCCCCACCACCGGGTGTTTGACCCGTCGACGGACCTTGCGCACCTCCGGACAACTCCGCCGAGGTTTGCGCCGCCGGAGTAGCAGTATCCAAACCGAGTCCCTGCTGGATATACTGCGGAATCGGCTGGAACGGCGCCGAAAACCCAGGACCCGGTCCGGCAGCGCGTTTCGCCGCCGCACCAGCCGCCTGCAAACCACCGCCTTGGTTCCCGGCGAATCTTCCACTATCCCCACCGACGAGCGCGCCGTGAGTTACCGGAACCGGCGGAGGAGCAGCCTTCGGCGGAGGTGGCGGAGCAGGAGGAGCAGCGGGTGGTGGAGCACCGCCCGGCGGTGTGAACACGTAACCCGGGTCGATCGCGTGTCCGAAAGCGTCCTCACCGAACGTTGTCGTACCCACACCACCACCAGGACTATCCTGAACAGAGGTGGTATCCAACCAGCCACCATCCGCACTTGGCATCCGCGAATGCGTCTGAGTGGGACCACCCGGCGTCGAAGTGTAATCACTGACCCCCACGCCATACGGGGTATTGATGACATTCTGGAATCTAGTTGTTCCGCTGGAATCCCGGGAACCCGCGAACGTTCCACCCGGACCAACAACCGTCTTAGAAGCTGCGCCCGTACCCGGTGGGAGCACACCCTGATCCACATCCGGGATCGGCAACCCCGCGCCTCCCGGTGTTTCCCCGCCGCCGAACAGTTTTTCGAGACCAGTTCCGGCGGCGGCCAAACCACCAAGGATCGGCATTCCGGTGACCGCGGACAACGCCTGGCCAACCGGACTGCTCAACGCATGCATGACCCCGCCGGCTGTGTCCTTAACTTTCTGCGCCGCCGCCGGATGCGCCTCAGCGAGAGCATTCATCGCGCCATAAGCGGCACCTAGACCACCACCGACAGCAGCGCCGACCGGGTCACCACCGGAAAGCAACAATCCCATCGAAGCGCCATACCCGGTGTCCTGCAACATGCCGCCAGCAGTGGGGTAACCCGCCTGTTCAAGCTTTTCCCCGGCGAAAGAAATACCCTCCCCGAGGATGGCACCCCCGAGACCGGCGCCCTTGATCGGCACCCGCTCACCTTCACCGATCTCACCGGTCTTCTCATCCAACACACCCGGTTTGGTGTACTTCAACGTAGACGCAGCCAACGCACCCAACCCCCCGCCGAAAAACCCAGCAGTAGGGTCCATACCTTGACTCTGCTCATACGCACCGGCACCCATCAAGACAGCGCCGATACCGGCACCGACCATCTTGTTGACGAGTCCTTTACCGCTCATCATCGCGCCAGCAATAGCGCCATCAATAGCGGACTGCCCAGCTGGACCCCCACCGGGACCGATCGCACCCGCAACATTCCCCAACACAGTACCCAGGACACCACCGGAAGTAATAGCGCCGGAGACCAAACCCGCGATACCCTGCTCAACCTTCGGATCGGACAGCGTGTTACCCAACGCGGTGATACCTTGTACAGCGCCGGGACTAGACAAACCTTGTACGACCGCGTCACCCAACGATCCCAAACCCTTAATGGCGGGAGCGATCGCCGGTTGCAACCTATCCAATGCTGGTGCGAGTTGATTCACAAAATCCGTGGCGGTGCTAATGGCGGTGTTCATATTGTCTAGACCGACGTGACCGACCTCGGCACCGAGACTGTCCATCGCCGCACCCAAAGCTCTAAAGGCGTCCGGTTTAACGAGACTTTCCGCGTTGCCGTAAATATCACCCAGCGCGATGGTGCGGTTCAAACCGTGATTGAACTGGTCGACAGCTTGGGTTGCTTCCGACCACGGCACCGGCATTTGCTTCATCGTCTCGTAGACGGAGCCTAGTCCGACAGCGGCGGTTGCGGCCACGCCGAGGCCGCCGACGAAAGCACCCATCATCCCGAGTGAGCCGACTTGACCAGCCGCGTCGAATGCCTCACCACCGGCCTTGTCGAACTCTTTGAAAGGACCACCACCCTTTGGTGGTTTTTTATCCACTGGGGGAACAACTGGGGGTGTCCCCGGTGGGGGTGGACCGCCAGCGGCTGGGGTCGTGGACCCGGCCAAAGTGATCGGGGGAATATTCTTCGGTAACCCGGCGGAAGGACCGACGCCGTAACCCTTACCTGGCTTCGTGCCGAGGTCGGTGATGACGGGAATTCCGCTGCCGCCAGCGGTGATGCCGTCGAACGCTCCTCGCGCCTCGGAAACTTCCGCAAGCTTGTTCCCATAGTTACCGGTCTCACGGGACAAATCGGACATAGCGTCAATAGACTGCCGTGCGTTAGCCGTAAGCGCACGTTGAGCATCAGCAGCATCATTAACTGCTTTCCCGTGGAAACCGAAATCGCTCCCCGACTTACTCGCCGCGGCGCCGATACTCTGAAGAGACTGTGTTCCGCTCTCCCCGAGATCAGCAACAGATTTCCCCAACGAACCGACGCTGTTGTCGACATCTCCAACAGTTTTAGCTACAGAACTCGCGCCGTTATCTACACCACTCAGAGAATCGCCGAGACGGTCCGCCGCGGATGCGGATGAGGTGATCGCGCCTTCCACCCGGCCGAACGATGCGCGAGCGGACGCACCCACCGAAACCGATGACCGAGCGTTCGCCTCATTCGCCTCCGTCATCGCATTCACCTGCTGCGCCGTACTAGACACATCAGACCGGATGCTTTGCATCGACTCCGACGAAGTGGACGCTAGAGACCGCATACTTGTGCTGGTTTTGGAGAGGTCCGACACCATAGTTCGAAGCGCGCCACCCCCACCGACAGAAACGTCCACATCGGAAACACTGTTGACGGACGCCGCGAGGGAATCGACGTCTTTCTGCATGTTGCGGACGTCTTCGCGCGCCTCATTCATCCCCGGCGCGGCAACAGCGAATTTGATGTCGCTGCCGCCGAGGTCGTCCTTCGCGGCCTGCAAACCACGCATCTGCGACATCACAGATGACGCGCCAGGCATCGTGACCGACACCCTGGCCTCAGTGTTCCCGAGGTCGATGGCCGCGTTTTTCGCGGACTGGGTTGCGGCCACCAAACTGGTACAATCCCCAGTCATAACTAGGTTCATGATGCTTTCGGCGGCCACAACTCACTCCTCGTTAGTTCCCCGCGTGTCAATCCAATTCCGGATAAATTGGGACACATCGATTTCGTCTGGACGTAGCCACGGCATGATGAAGTTTTCGAACTTCCCGTGGTCAGGTTTCTGGAACGGTCCAGCTGCTTGCTGCGCGATAAACGCGGTGTAATAGTCCTGGCGGGGACCGCCAATGGGACCGCGGATGTTGTACCACTCCATCCACTCCAACCAGTCCGGGACAGTGATTGCTCCCAAGAAACTTTCGGCGGAGGGGAAACCCAAAGCGAACGCGAAGTCTAATGCTAGGAGTCGCTCTGGGTTTCTTCGGAGTTTCCCGCTTTTGCCACTTCCCTCGCGGAATTCATGCGGTTACCCGCCGCCACCAAAGTTTGGATGGTGGCGCGACCAAGCAGTCCCAACTGAGCTTTAGCGTCCTCAATTTTCGGCCACAACCTATGTCCGTGTTGGTCGCGGATCACATACGCCAGGAAGCGGATGTCGGCGGCTTCTTCATCATATTTTTTCCGCGCACCATCTTTGTAGGTCCACCCCGATTCGATGCAGGCGGAGAACTCGGCGGCGGTCAACTCCCACACTAAAAACCTTGCGGCTTTACCGCTGACGGTTTTCCATTCCTCCAAAGTTACAGGTTCTTTCCGCAACGGAGGAGGGGGAGCCAACATCCGCGCGGAGGTGACAAGTTCGAACTCAACTTCTTCTTCGGCGTTAGACATGTGTACTTTCTGACTAGTGAGAATAGGCGCGGGTGTACGCCTATTCTGGGAGGATTTCTTTTTCAAAATAAAACTCCCTTTTACAGCGGCAATGAACGTGCATAGGTAGTTTTCTGCAATCGTCATTTGCCACGCAGAGGATGCACGCATCCGGGTGTTTAATCACCCGACACCCGGTATGCGTGATCTCCTCAGGGTCAAGTCGTCTCGCAACCGTCTGGGTTTGTTCCTTCGGGATAACCCCGACGAAGAAACACTCTGGATCATTCCACGAAGGATGAGTCATGACGGTCAAAAACTCCTTTATGCAAGCAAGTTCAAACCACGCGCATACGCACACAACACCTGAACATCAGTTGGTGAACCCGATGTCGTCCATGTGGCTTGGACGTATTGGTTAATCGTTGTGGTCGATGGCAGCGTGATCCTTTGAGAACCCAAAGTGGATTGCGTTTGGAACGCTTGCAGAGTGGTCCACGTGGCGTTATCCGGTGAATGCTGAACCGTCACCGTGACACTGGGGTTTGTTCCCCCGTCGAAAGCCCACACGTGAAGTTCAACCACACCACCAGTTGTGGTTGAACCGCCGAACCCGACGTTTGAGTCCGCCGCACCGGTTCCTGAAGCCCCCGTTAGTAGATTCTCCGGGGACAACAAAATGAAACCATCGTTATATGCACCGCGGGCGTCCAACTCCAAGTTGAAGTCGACTGCGTCTTTCAGCTTCGCGGAGATAGAAGCATCAATGATGGACGACGGCTGCATTGTGATCGGCGCACCCGCATTCAACCCTTCAAGCGCATACCACGCATTGATGGGGGAGGTGATCCCGAACCATTGGTTGAGCTGCCAGTTCAACTTCCCCTTGTCCATGACAGCGAGACCCTTAATTTTTAAGGTCCCTTCCTGCATGCCGGGGAGGTTGTTCTTTACCCTGGTGCCGAAACCGGACCCGTCGATCTTGTCGGCTTTCCTAGAGTGTTCAATATCGTTACCCTGAGCGCTGAATAGGTATTGTTCGATACCCCATTGCGCCTGATATCCAGGATAAAAAGTTGTGACCTGCGCCAGGTCAATAGCCATGACTTACTTCTCCTTGCTTGGATCGCTAAGCGAAACAATTGGTTGAGTAGGAGCTGGCGCAGGAGACTCGATGAGTGGACCCCCACCGTCCGGACCATTCGGGTCCAGCAGCCACGGGTTATCCATGCGACCCGTGTAAGAGTCCCCGGCCTTCCAATTGGTGCTCTCACCTGATTGCGGGTCGGTGTAGCGGAAATCCCTCAAAACTTTCCGGGAGCCGTCACCCATTTGTTTTACTGCCATGCCACTTCCTTTTTGGGGACAACAAAGAACCCCACCAGGAGTGGGGAAACAAAAAAGAGTTACGCGAGTACAATCAAAGAAAGCCGCGCACACGTATGCAGAGCCGTTTTAGGGGGTTTCCCCAACATCAACTCGTGAACCGAACCCGACGTCACCTGCGAATACCCGGTGCCGATCTTCCCATTCAACACAGTCAACAACTCAGACCCCGGAGAAATAAGCTCCCCGACCCGGAGCTGCGCCGCCTCACTGTCCACATAGCCGACAGTGACCATGACGATGAAGTTCCATTTAGCTGAGCGGGATGTTTGCGCTTCCATGTAGTTGATGGTTTGGTTCGGTGACGGCATGATGATCGCCACCGGAGGGGAAGCGGACCGCGGCATGTAGTAGTACACATTCAAATCCGGTTGGAAAGACTTTAACGCTTTACCCAACGCGAACCTGATGTCGTTATAGTTACCCACTACACTTTCCTAATGTACGGATTCAGAATCCACGCCGGGTCACACATAAACCGAGGTTTACCCTCAGACATTTGCGCACCCGACCCGTCCATCGAAATCGCGCCCATAGCCAAAGCCCACGTGTCATGAATACGGGACATCAAAATCAACGCGGCTTGTTTGATGTCTCCTGGCATGCTGTGAATCCCCACACCAGACTCATGTGCATACGACAAAGGAGGAACAGTTAGGACATTCCCGTTCACCGCGGTGGGGACGACTTGTTCTAGATAGATACCGTCCTCGATCGTCAACAATGTCGGGATCAGACCCGGCGAGGAAGATGTGGGGATAATTCCCGTTGCGTCCTTCACTGTGATGGTGGTGTCCCCAGCGTTCACATCCTCCGCGATGGTGGAGATGGGGAAACCGTTCACATACGTCCACTCGGCCCACAGTTTTGAGCGTGGCCGCCACGAACTCCCGAGGGGGAGGTTCCCGCTGGAAAACCATGATCCGGCCAAAGCTTGTGGGATGGTGATCGACCAGGGTTCTACAATGACGTGGGACAAATCTGTGATTTGGGTGAGGTTGTACACGTTCGGTCCCACGCTGACGGACACAACTTCGATGATGGGGTCGCCGCGGGTGTGGATGACTAGATTTCCCTCGTCGGAGACAACGACTTGTCCGATTTCTCGGTCGGTGGTGGCCGCCAAGTTTTGGTTACACAAACCGTTGATCATCGCCGAAATTCTGGCGAGAATCCTCTCCAGCTCGGCGTCTCGATCGGCGGGGGACTCGTTGGGGACGAGGTGTTTAAGTTCCTGGTAGATGGGGTTACGTTCCAACTCCGCCAACGTCAGATAACTGACCGGGGTCCCCATCGTGGATACAGGGGGAAGAGTAGGAGCAGTCATGTCTGCCTCCTAATTACATTCCGATCCGCATCGTGAACACAGTCGGAAATAAGACTGAAAACCACACTCGCACGCAAACCCGCCACGTGTGATAACACCGGCGGTGTCGGCCATCGTATAGCCGGCCTCGCGGAGTTGTTTGACCGCTACCGGGTCGGTGACGTTGATTGTCTTCCCGCGGTAGCGGAGACCCCTCACGTCGACCTCAAGACATTTATCGTCAGGGGACAACAAACGAGGCACTATGCCACCCTCTCGACGATCATCCCGTTCTTCACGCGATACGATTTACCGTCCTCGAACGTGATCCCAGTACATCCAGGATCAGGGACGGAAAGGCCGACGCGTTCATCGTTGGGAATACGAGGAACTGTTTCTTGAACAATCTCCGGAGTGGCCGTCACGGCCTCTGAGCTGCGGGAACGTGGTGGACGGCGCTTAGGTTGCGCCTCGACAGGTGTGGACATAGATAAAACCTTCCGATGGTGGACAATGCCGCCGGCATGTGGCCGGCGGCATTGTCTCAACGATTTCAGAGAAACCCGGTATATGTTATACCTGGGTAATTCCCATCACCGCACCATTCCACCCAGGCGCGTAACAAATGAACGTCCCATACCAATAGCTGGATGACTCGTACAAGAATTGCTGCACAGGCCACTGAATACCCATGTAATCCTGAACATTGTAAACCGCCCACACGTCAGAAACGTTAGAATCAGGCAGCGGCAAAGTCCACGACACAATAGGCATGACACCCTGAGGCATCCACGGGTGAACGGTCACGTCCACCATCTTTCCAGTAACTTCGTTCTGTACCCCTGTGACGAGGCTGCCGAGCTGTGCGTTGTGCGCGTCGCCGTCGTTCATCAGGTTGATACGGTAAGAGTTACCGTTCGCGGCCTTCAGGGTGTCGGAGAGCTGCTTACGGTCGTGACCATTGGCGAAAATCTCGTCAGGGTCACCCTTGACTGAGTCGTAAATAGCCGCGAAAGCAACGTTGAACTCGTTACCCGGGTTAGTGGTGGACAAAGGTCCATTCACGTGGTTCACGTAGCCAGAGTTTGAACCGCAGCAGTATGAAAGGATACCGTCGTATCCAGTCGCATATGCTGAGGTGTCCGAAGACGGCGCTGTCGAAGCGTTAGTACCGCTCGATGGCAGCGCTCCCTGGATGGTGAACTTGCTTGCAGTCACGCCAGATGCAGCCAAGTACATTGCTGATGCGGCTGGTGCTGAAGAACCGGTACCCACGTAGATGTCGTATGACAACGCGGCTGTGGTGTTAGCGTTCGTGATATTCACGTCGATGACACCAGAACCGGTGGCCACCGATACAGCGCCTGTTAGAGCACCGGTACCCCACATGCCGTGGCCGACAACTTCAACGTAGACGTTGGTGCCGCCACCAGTGATAGCGGCTTCACCCGACCCTGCGGCACGCGCAGTCAAAGTGACTGTGGGAACGATCGCCCCGGAGAACCCGGAGTCGGTTCCACGACCACCAAGAAGCATGCGCTCCTCTAGCAACATTGACGACCACAAAAGTGTGGACTGGGATAGCTGCCTTACGTCCTCGTAGCCTTGGCCGGAGAACTGCGCGGCCCAGCTGACAACGTCGGACACGCCGAATTGCTTGTAGGCCACACTCTGGTCGTAACCAGCGTAGCTGATCGCCGCACCACGCAAATATGTTGGATACGGTGAACCGCCAGGCTGGAAACCAGTACCCTGGGAGTTCACACCACCTTCAGTGATACCTGGGTGGAAAATACCCACACCACCAGTACCGGTACCGGTGAATCCGGAGATTACCTTGAAGCGGTGCGCCAAACCGATTCCGCGGCGACGCGCGATACGGTTACGCAAAGGCGTCGGACGAGGTGCCAAAAGCTTCGCGGGTGCTTCCAAATCGAAAGCAACCAAACCTTGTGGAACCGGGTTAGCGTTAGAACCTGTTCCCGCAGTCCACTCTTTACCAAGAGCTGATTCGGTCAGCGCGTTACGCACTGAAGAAATCAATTCCGGAGACAACGCCTTAGAGATTTCCGGTGAGCTCAAAGCTGACTGGAAAGCCGAAGCGGTGTTTGTTTCATCGAAGCCGGGACCGCCGGGGAGCGGGACCGGTGAGGAGAGAGCTTTGTTCAGCTCATACTTATACGACTCGAAACGTTCGACGAGCTCCATTGGGGAGGTACAATCGCCGAACATTTGAGTCGGGGATGGCGGTTTCTTATCCGTAGCCATCTACCCTAAACCTTCCGTAAAATAAAACAATGATTTAGCTGAGGCGCTTAACTTCAGCGTCCAACATGGCGGCCTTCGCCAAATAACCCTGACGCAAAAGCTGATCATCAGTGTTGATCGCTAGCGCCTTATACTTAGCTGATTCGCCAGCTAGATCCTGTTGACGCGCAACAGCACGCTCTTGCTCTGTTCGACGCAGTGACGGCCCCCCCGGGGTTGCCATCTGCTCTACCCGACCAAGACGTTCTCCCAGCTCCCCGAGCTGCGCGGATGTCTGAGCGGTGGACTTCTCAATGATCGCCTGGAAGGACTTCAACAGTGGACTGTCGTCGGCCTCCAACGCGGCTGAGAAAGCTTTAAACAACACATCCGAAGGCTCACCCTCGGCTTCCACAGACTTGTCAACAGTGTCAACACTGTCTGTGGGGTCTTCCTTCGGAGCCTCCTTCGTTACGGAGTCCTCCTCGGAGGTAGTTTTGAGAACCTCGCCGGCAGACTTCTGAACATCGTCAACCTTGGCGTTGTCCGGTTCAGTGGTTTTGTTGCTGCCGTCGCTGCTCCAGTTATCTGGAATCATGTCAGAAGCTCCTAATGCTTTCGCGCGGCGCTTAATGTAAGCGCGAATGGAGTTGTGGTCGCCGGAACCGCGACCAACGGCGCGGATGGCATTGGATAGGTCAGATTTGTCCGCAATCGGGTACGATGGGTCTCCATTAGGGTTCCTCATCGCTTTCCCTTGTTTCAGCATTTGACGTAGCTGCTCGGCCGAGTACTTACCTTTCACAAGGTCGGGGTCAGCGGCCATCAAAATAGGGATCGGCTGCTTGTCGGCACCCATCGCCTGCTGCTGTTCGCGGCAAATGAAATGCCTCAAACACGAGACAGCGTCAAGGAGGATGTTGATGTCGCAATCCTCAGCCGGGTTATCAGCCATTTCCGAAGCTTCGGAAATGATCAGCTGCGACAGAATAGAGATCGCTTCTTGAGCGTTCTCAATATCCACCTGTTCGGAGTCGTACTCCGGTGGCATATCGGATGCTTTGGTGAGTTTAACAAACTCGATCGCATCGTCACGAGTGAAGATCGAGTCGATGGCCTCAACGGTTTTGCTCGCGGCATCCACCAGCGCAGAAGAGTCAGATGACTCATCCACGGTGAACAGCTGATCGAACTTCGCCTTCTGCTCCTCCGACATTGACTCGCCGATCTTCACCGTCATCTCCGGAATCCCATCCGAAGACTTCTCGATGAAGTCGCCGCACTTCACCAACATCCTTTGGGAGTCGAAATCTCCCGCCGAAATTTCCATCCCCGGCATCGCGCGCTTACACATACGGAACGTCGCCGTAGGCAGCGCGGGACGGTCAACGAGGGAAACCTCGAAAATCTTTCCGTCCTTCACAATCCCGTTAGGCGCCGAAGTGGACTTCTCCACCCGCGGCTGACCGATACCAATGGAAAAACCGGTGTAAACCCCGTGCTTGGTTTTTAGTACCGCAACGGGGTCGACGATGTGAGCTTTAATATAGTGGCCGTCGGGTTGAACGTCATGTTCGACGGCGCGGCCGGCGGCTTTCTTCGAGTCGTGCTGTTCCCGAATATTCCCCCCGGTGGAGAAAGGTCCCCCACCCACGCCGAACCACTCCGGCATGGCAGACGCCAACCACTCCGGGTCGCAACGCTGGTAGTCCAAATCCAAATCCGGACCGGTCGCTTTACCGTACACATACATGGTTCCGTCGTCATTCTCGACAGATTTTGTGATCGGCGCGAACACCGAAGTCATTTTCACAATAAAACTTCCTTTAAATTACCCCGAAGTTCAACAGAGGTCCCTTACCGAACACCACGGCGTGACATCTACAGTGCGGATGGACCGCGCCGGGGATTTCCCCATCCGGCGGGTTATCCGCCGTGAACAAACGACCTTCCAACACCGCGCAACGCGCCTCCACCTTGCTGTCCCCGGCGGTACGCCACACCAACACGTTGTCACCGAGGTCGTCGACCTTTTTCGCGGCGCGACGCCGGTTTTGACCCGCCTGGACATGCATCTTCAAATAGAGGGTTTCCCGGTCCATCGCCGAATCGAAATCTTCCGCCGCGGTCAAACGTCGCGCCGCCGCCAGGACGTACATGGCGCGCATCCGGGGTTCCTCAGCCGCCACCCGCCGAACCACAGTGGACGCCAGAACGGGTGAACCGCCTTTAGTTCTCCCCGACAAAGATTTAACCGTGGCCATCGACCCAACGCGTTCCGCCGCGTTACGGGTGATGCCTAGCTGCATCAACATGGAAATCAGACGCGGCGGGAGCTGGTCGGCTTCGATAGCGTCTCTAGACCCGAACCATGCCGTCAACGCTGCCAACACCGCGGCTTGTGAAGCTTGCTGGTCGACAGCCTTCAACAATTGTCGCATCGTGACGGATTTAGCTTTCGCCAACGCCACCAACGCGCGCGTGCTAGAATTCATCGTCCAATGTGAACAACACTTTGCAGGCGTCCACATCCCCATCCGCCGCTAACCTGTTAGCTGCCTCGGCCACAACAGGCGAGTAGGCTTTGAAGGTGAACCCGGACCATTCTTTACCGGTTTTCACCGACGCCTGGACACACGAGAGGAAAGCTTTCCTCTCCGCGACTTTAGAAATCTTTTGAACAGACTGGTCACGTGACTCGCCGCTGACCGAAGCGTCAACGGCGGGACGGTAACCTTGCGCCGGTTCACCAGGCCGATTACCCGATTCAGGCTTATTCTGTTGCGCAGATGGAAGGTTACCCGGCATCCCAACCGGTTGAACGTTCGGGTTAAAGAACGCCGGACCCGTTGGAGTTGCGATGAAAGGCTCGTTAGCTTGTTCAATGCTGTACCGTGGAAGGTTGAGTCTGTCACGCATCTCGTTCAACACCATCCCACCGTTGTTCACATACCCCTCAAGAAGAGTGGCTTCCTTCTGTTCGTCTTCGTCGTCGATGCCGTGGAATTGGAAAGTGACCTCAGGTGGCATACCGAGATAGTTTCGGCAAATCTCGTTGATCACATCGATCAGCCACTTAGTTCGAGGCTTAGTACCCCTCGCCAACTGGGAATCCTGCTCACCCTGCTGGTGACCGGCACCACCCATACCACCCATACCGTGATTAGGAGTGAACCCCAACGATGTTGGCAACACATCGAAAGATGCGCAAATCAACCTGACAATGTGAAGGTCAAGGTCGGATTGGAATTTAGCCTCAAAACCCGCCGGATAGGATGGTTCGAAACCCGCCGGTAGGAACCGCGCGCGGTGCCTTTCCGCGGTTCTCCCGGAAAGGTCGTCGTTGAAAATCGCCTCATACTGTCTGAGTTGTTCCGGAGTCATCGCCATATCAACTTTCACGATCATCTCCGGCGTCACACCAGCCGAATACTCACTACGCAACCAGTCGAACCGTTTCAACCACAAATCGACATCTGCCAACGACCGCTCAACATTCGAAAACCCGTACGGAGAACTCGTCCGACAATTCCTGACCTTATAGATCAACTGGTCCGTCGGAGACGTATCCGGTGGGGGTTTCCCGTAGATCACACTCACAAATTCGTGATCCACCAACTCCGGAGGAGTCGGCTGTTGATACTCCCCCCGAGGGAACCCGTAACGGATCTGCTGATAAGCAGGAAATGGTGGCTGCGGAGTCGCACCACGAATATCCAACAAAGGTTTGATAGTGTTCCCACACCAAGCCGCTTTCCCGTGACGTCGCACGTACAGCACCTCGTTAGGGACACTGACGCAGAACACCTCACCGTCGTAAGCGACAGGATCGACCGACCATGTGCGGTACTCGGTGTGAGACAACGCAACCGTGTATTTGCGTCGCTTGTTTTCCGCCTTGATAACTCGACCATTCAGGGTAGTGTCCGAGTCGGAATCGTCGTATCGGACGCTCGCTGAGAAACCCACCTTCTGCGCGACTTCTTGCAGATCGTCAGCCATCCGCAAGCTGGAAGTACTGATGGTTTCCGTCGGACCGTAATGTCCATCCCCAAGCATGTAGAACCGCCAAAAGATAGCCAACTGGCGAGCCGACATATTCTTAACCAGCTCCGGCACATACTTCTCGTGCGCCTTGCCGAACGGCTTCAAATAGTCGTGTAAGACCTTCCGGCCGATCACAAAGTTAGTCCCGGTGTGACACACGCTGCGATCGAAGATGTGTTCCAATAGATCGCGGAACGGCTCGAAACCCTTCGACTTCGGAGCTTGCGTAATGAACACTTGGTCGCCGTTGCTGACGCAACCCTCAGATAGATACATTCCCATGAACGCGGCGAAATCATCACCGGAACACTCGAACGACTTCGAATTTGTACGACCGTTCCCGACCAACTCGAATCGTTCGAGGTCGGACGCATCCCAGTGAGATGTCATCGGGATGCGTCGACCTTGACCACCTCGTCCCAATGCGGCCAGCTCGGCTGCCGTGACGATGGACTCACCTTGTCGATGACGTGAGCCACCGAGAGCACGCGGCAACCCTTCAATGACCATTCGATGGTTAGGGGTTACCAACAAGTCCAGAGATCGAGAATGGAAATGGCATAGATCACCCGTGAATGGAGCGCGGTGATAGTAGGTTGCCGGTTGCCACTCAAATGACTTGGTTTTCTGGTTCCGAGTAGCGAACTCGTCGATGGCAACATCTACCTGCGAGAACGAAAGCCATCCGCGCCGTGTCAAAACTTCCGTATCACCCGAATAACATGTAGAGTCGATAATTTCGATAGAGTGGAGGTCGCCACTCAACGCGAAATGCGGATACAAAGAAACCGCATCCAACACCAACTCATCCTCCAATAGCATGGTGAGCCATTGGACGAATGTGAGTTGGTTGATGCGGTCTGGTTTCATCCACCACTGATGGAGATGATCAATGTCATCCGCATATTTATCCTGCAAATCAGAAATCACTTCGTGGCTGGAGGTGTCGGCTCGTTTCGCCAAAGCACGCGCCTTAGCTGTATCGATCCCGAACGACCAATCCAACCCGGTGATAGCAGAAATACACGTATCAATACAGGCGCGCATAATGGAAACTTCGTTCGCCGCATCCCGCAACACAGTCCACGGCACCGCGCGAGTGGTGGTCGTTTGGAGGTTCCACGACGTTAGATAGTTCCGCAACTGCGGAGGCTGACGACCCGTCGAAGGAATAACCGGCGCGATCGGCGCCGGATACAAACTTTCCCCCGGACCGAACGGATACATATTGTTCGGGTCCCGCGGCAAAGACGCAGAACCACTAATCCGTGGCGACCCATTCATCTGCAAACTCGCCAAATACCCAGAAGTGATCTCCTGGGTAGTCGCACCCCTCGGCAAAGCCAACGCTTTAGCGAGTTCTTTCTGCACTTCTTCCTGAACGACCCGGCGATAACCCGCAAGCCGAGCCGGCCTTGGTGTCACCCGGGTAGGACGCCTAATAGGCATACAACCACCCTCTATTATGCCGCCACCAACAAAGGCGCATGGCAAACAACGCACGACGTGGAACTTTTAGGATTCGGCGTCTCACAATAATTACACAAATTAGACATCGCCGACAACCAAATCGCCGCCGTCGCACCCATATTCAACTCAGTAGCAGCCCACACCATCGCATCCAAATTGTCCGGAGACTCCTTAGAATCAGGTGTGAACAAACACATCTGATCCTCCAACTTAGGTAGAGTCTTGTAGATGTGGCCGCGTTCCTGCTCCCACAACGCAGAAATAGGTTCCGCACGAACCAACTTCCCCCTAGTAGCGCGAACAGTCTTATACGCAACATTAGAATCAATCGACCGGATCACAGTCTCGATGTAATCTCCACCGTTGTTGACCTCGCCGACAATTCGGTCGGCATGCCACCTGTGGTAGGCGTTCACCGCGGTCGCCATACACGCCTGCGGGGTGCCTTTCATCGTACAATCCTCAAGAATGTACAAATGGCCATCATGGCTTCTACCGGCAACCACAATCCCCGTGAAGTCGGCTTTTTCGCCGGAAGTCACGGCCGGGTCGACACCGACAACGATCCGGGACATTGGTGGCAACACATGTACACGAGTGTTAGCGATCAGATCGTGATTCCACAGAGCGCCTTGAATGTCCTCAAGCAGCTCACCTTCGAGTTCTTGGAGACCGATCCTCGTCCCGGCATAGATCGCTTTGAGTTCGTCGAGAGCTGTTTTGGAGAGGTTGGCGGCGTTGTCCCACGTTTTCCCGCGGGTGATAGCGACAGAATCATTATCCCTACCGATGAGATCACGCAAAAAGCCGATCGGACGCGGCGTAGTGGTAATCAGGACTCTAGGGTTTTGGCCGATACGCAACGCCGGCATCAGCGCCTCGGAAAACATGTCATCGACGCGGTCCATCACCGCGGCCTCGTCAACCCACGCTCCGGCTAGGTTCGATCCTCTGAGTCTTTCGTATCCGTCGGAAGAGTAGCCGTAAACCCTGCTGCCATTATTTAAACGCACCGTCAAATCGGATGCGTTCATACTTTCAAGCTCCCCGGGAAGGAACGCTTTCAACAAACCTGAGGGTCCTTCGATGCAAACTTTCCGGCAGTCACGCCAGGTGGGAGCGACGATAGCCCACTCAGTTCCGGGGTTCCGTACGGCTTGTTCGGCGATCCACTCGGCGCCGGTCCGCGTCTTCCCGAACCCTCTCCCGGCCAAGATCAACCAAATATTCCAGATACCCTCCGGAGGTAGCTGTTCCGGACGAGCTAAATCGTGCCAGGGTCGTGGTCTGTCGGATACTTTTGTGGCGATTAGACGTTCGAGCGCTTCATTCCTGGCTTGTAGTCGTTTCAGCATTTCCAGCTGGTCAAGGCCGGCTTCGACTAGCTCAGGGTTCTCGTCGCGCAATGGAACCCCCATATATTCATATAGATAGATAGCGAAAAGTTATAACATTGGACTCCACCCTGCGGTGGATGCGAAAATGTTTCCCACCGAGGAAGGGAAGATGATGATCAGTCGGCGTGAACCAGTCACGGTCCTCTGCGCGTTCAGCTGCTTCGTCGCCAGCATCGCGCTGTTCAGCACGTGTGTGTTGGTGCCAAGCGTCGCGGTCTGGTGCGATTTTTGGGGTACGTTCGCCGGGTTGGTGGCTCTCGGGATTTTCTTGAGAGGCAACCTCGCAACCCCCACAGCTCCGACAACCGCACGGCGTCGACCGGTGAACCGCCAGCTGCCGTACCACAACCCGCATCAGCACCGGCCGTACCAGGGAGAGCTAGACCTGGACGACTACCGATGAAACGCCTCATACCCCTGTTGCTGGTGTTACTAGTTGCGGGATGTGGCCGCTACCTATACGGGTACGACTTCGAAAACGCGTTCCTCGTCAGCTGCGAACAGAAAGGTGGGATGGGGTACTGTGCCTGCGCTCTGGACTGGATCGAACGCACCACCCAACCCCAGGAGTTCATAACGGAGGTAGCCACCTACCAGCAGACGGGGACGTTCACCGGGAGCATCGAGTTCGTCAAAACGGTGTGCAGCCTCGTAGGACCCATCCTGTACTGAGAGGAATTATGGAACCGAAGTTCGAGCTCGACCCGAAACTGAACGTGCGCGCGTTGGCGTTGATGGCCGACTTCGAGATTGCGTTAGCGTCGGCGCGGCGAAAGTTCGACCGGCAACCCCGCGCCTGGAAAGAAAACGCCGACGACCCCATCGGGTGGATGGAAGACATGGAACACGCCATCGACGGGTTAGACCGCGTCACCTACGCCTACGAAGATGCGTAACCACTGCGGGGTGTGTGGAGACGACATCCCCCTCGGCCAGCTGTATCACACGTTGGTGTTCCACCGAGAGCGGGAATACCGCGGCGGCTGGATCGACATCGAACACACCCAGATACTCCTGGTGTGGTGTGGGACGTGTGTTCCGTCAAAGACCGCTGTGACAGATGCGCTCACAGATGTGGGTTTGGCGGAGTGGAAATGACGAACGTCCCGGACCATGGCAGCCCGCGTGGGTCCGGGACGTTCGACCAACCGGAGAAGCTCTCGACGGTTGGCGGCGAAAGGCTACCACAATGGTGAAGGCCGAACCGTCATCGGCATACGGTTCGGCCTTCGTCGGATTCTTTAACAGTCCCCGCTACAGGGAGGGACCGTCGTGACCAGGTGGTCGGAATCCGGGGGAGACCGGGGGATTTGCGATCCGGTCTCCGTTTTGCACTGTACACCGAGAGGATGCATCATGGCTAATCCGGAAGACCCGGAACCGACGGATGAGGAGATCGACGCATTGATGGACGACACCTACGATACGGCTGCTTCGGATGTTACGGATGTAAACACCATTGGGGAGTGTTCTTCCGGGTCGGAGCGTCAACGATTCCTTGACAACCTGGATATGGCTGAGAAACTTCTCATCAAATTCTGGGAAGCGCGCCGCGGACCAGCAAAGTTCAGCGACCAAGGAGGCTTCCGGCAGAACATGAGCGCCGTCTACCTCACCGCAGAGGAGAAAAGTTTCCTGCTGAGGTGGCGGCGTGGATGAGGATGTTCTCGCGGCGGAACTATGGAACAGGCTCCCCGTCGACCACCGGCTCCTCGCCGACGACGAGCTGGCCATGGCGGCTCTGTTCATCACCAACGGCATCGCAAAACTGGAAGGTGACATACTGCGACCCGCCACCTTTGACGAACAACACCAACACCAGGTCGAGATGAAGGAACGAGGATGAGTGGACTCAAACTCGACTATCCAACTTCGTCGGTCAGCATCCCGGTCGAGTCGACCAGACCGAGCGACGAATCCGCAACCATCGGAGTGACCGCCGTCATCAACGACGACATAGCGCTCGCGGTGGTGAATCTTGAATTCCTCGGCGGCCGCGGCGGAGTCCGCAACGAAGGGTTCTACCTCACCCGTGAGAAGGCGCGCCGGCTTGCTGCGGCGCTCCTGGATATCGTCGGAGAAGCACATGATGACCAACCCTGAGACTCCGAGCTTGAGTCTTTCCCCGGGGAATCTAGCGAAAGCGGAGAAAATCATCGCTCACGACGACCCGGAAATCATCACCGCCATCAACAACGGACACATGACCCTAGACCAAGGAGTCGAGCTGGTCGACATGGCCAACGAACCCACCGTCGAGTCCATCCTGGCGAAATTTGTGGACGCCATGCAGGGACCCACCTGTGTCACCACCCGGGGGATGGTGCGGCTGGCGATGGGGGATGCTTTTTTGACCCCGGAGGAGCATGAGTTCCTCATGGCAGGGGAGTGGAGGATGAGCTGGCTCGAAGAGGTACTCCGAGAGCTCGCCATGCAGGAAATCCGGGAGAAACTCGTCCCCATGTCCGACGACGAACTGTCTGAAGCCGCCAGCGTGTGTCTACAGTCCCTCGCTGAGTGCAAAGACGCTGATGATCGACATGGGTACGCGAGAACCTTGGCGATCTTCGACGAGATCAGAGCCGAACACCACCGGAGGAACTCATGAGCAACAAACCCAAACTCTCCCCGGCGGAAAAAATGTTCGGCCGATGGATGCGCCACCACCGGGAAAGCCTCGGCCTCACCCAGACCGAGCTCGCCGCGCGACTAGGCGTCCACTACACAGCAATCAGCAATATGGAGACAGGTTTACGTTCGATCCGGCTCGGCGACGCCGCGAAAATCGTCAGCGTCCTCGGCGAGTCGATCGACAGCATGGTCGTCGGATACCTGCCGAACCTCGAAGATGAGCTCGCGGAAGCTCAGGAGAAGCTCGAAGGCGTTGATCTACGTCTTGATCATCTACAGAAGGAGAAAGTTGACTTGAAGGACACGATCGCGCGGCTACGTGAACGACTGGCCGATGAGTGAGCTCAACGACGCCGCCGAAGGTGTCGCCAACTCGTTCGACATATGGCTCGAAGACAACCGCATCACCGTCAAAAACGCCATGGAACACGCCATCCACAAAGCGTTCGCCGAATGGCTCGAAGCCAACACAGAAACGTTGATCGACCGGATCGGGTTGAAACGGCGGACACAAACCATAGTCGTCAAGGACGACCTGATATGAATGTGGCGATCGATATCATCTTAGCGTTGGTCCTGGTGGTCCTCGCCGGTTGCTTCTACGCGATGGCCGGACTTCCCATGCCATTCTCCGCCGGTAAAAGAGAGAAAGGTGAACCGATCTGCGGCCACCCGTTCGAGCTGACGTGGAGACTCAACCCGAAGCCGGACACGTGGAGGTGTCCGAAGTGTTTCACTCTGTTCGAAGTGAGGGATGGACGTTGGCGGATGGTGAAATGACCCTGTCGTTCTACTCGATCAAGGAAGACGGAGTCGTGTACATGCTGGAATGCCAGGAACAGAACTGTGATCTTCACATCGAAGCGAAAAACCCGCATCAGTTGTTCACTACCATCAGCATGCATCTGGCCAACGCCGACTCTGATTTTCACATCATCGAGGTGAGCGTGAAGTGACTCTCCGTAACCGCGTTCCGCGGCGGGGAAGAAGGAAACCCCCCATCGACCTCATCCGCGGCGACATAATTGAAACCTGGATTTGCTTTCAGGTCCACATCAGCGGACGCATCGAGACCCGGGACTACGTCACCCAAATCAACGGACGGACAGTAGCCAGATGTGAGCTCACCCGCCAGGACGATGACCGGCGCGCCTGGGAACAACACTGGCGCACCCGCCGCCAACTACGACACAAGAGGAGAACAAGTGACTGACGGACCTAAACCTTCCCCGGCGGGAAAGCGCTGGTTGTGGCTGTGGCTAGGACCAGATTTCGAGGTGTACGCGCAAGATTCGAGAGGTGAGCGGTTCTGGCGATTGGATCATTCGACGCGAGTTTCAGAACTGCCGGACGGTTCTGAGCCGCTGGTGGTGCTGAACAAGACCGTGAAGTGGAGCGCTTGGTGGGAGAACGGGGAGAACGATGGTTCTCCCAGCGATAAAACTTCTGAAAAAACTTGCTTACCCGCCGGTGGAGACATGCCACCCCCGGAGACACCACCACAGGTCGACGACGTGAAACACGACGAGAAAGGTTAGGTTTCAGTGAACGGTCCGGAACACTACAAACTGGCGGAAGACATACTCTCCGACGTGCGAAACGCCGCACCAGGACAGTCTTTCGCGGCGCTCACTCACGCACTGGTCCATGCTGTTCTCGCGGTGGCGGCGGCGGTTGCTCCCAACGGCGGCTACTTCAACTGGGACGAAGTCACTCTCTCCCCGGAGCCACCCCCTTACTCGGCGCCGGGGGAGAAATGACTCAACGTCACTACATCGCGTTGGTCGGCAGCGCACACGCCTGCATCAGCGTCGAAGAGGACGCGGTAGGCGTACCAGAATGGAAACCGGTCACCGGAGACGGACCCACCTACTATCAGGTGTCGCAGGAGATCGCTGAGGAATGGGTTGCGGAAGAATGGGAAGAATGACTTGGCGGTGGCGCAGATGGTACTGGCGTCACCGATCAGAGAAAGCGGTACGCCGACGCATCACACGACAGGAACTGAGGTGGTCCGGGAAACATTTGAGCGACGAAGAACTCGACGAACTCGTCCGTGGCATACGCAGGGAACCTTGGATGACCGAAGAAAAGTGTCCCCAGGGATGGTGTTGCCGGTGCGCCGACTACGACAATCAGTGTTGCAAGTGCGGCGCGATCTTCCCGGAGGAAGAATGATTCGTGTACAGATCGTCCTCATCAAAGTCAACCAAGACCCTATCTCTCAGGTCCGCCGCATGCAACAGGTTCCGGCCGTGGGGGAGTATGTCACTCTTCCCGGGGAAAGTACGTATCGGGTGATGAGCGTGGAGTGGGTGATCTCGGAAGACCGCGACCCTGATGTGACGGTCGAGATCGGCTAACCGGAGACTGGGATGGTGGCCAACTACCATTTTTGGGACAGGAGTAAACAGAAGTGACAGATCACGAGGAAAACTGCGGATGCGACGACTGCGAGGACAAACAAGACACTTTAGATCAGGATCGCTGGTGGGAAGACTTTCCCGAGGGAAGTGTTGTCTTTATCAATCCTCAGATGTGGCGGGGGTGACAGGAGTGATTTCCCGGGAAAATCCCCCGAAAAAACATCAACCCGGACAACCCTACGAACGTCGCATCAACGGGAAACGCAACGGGGAACCCACAGAACTCGTCATGTGGCAAGTCGACTGTTCCTGCGGATACACCACAGCTCCGCACCCGTGGAAAAAGACGGCTTTACGAGCCGCTGAACGCCACATAGACGAACAAACCCTCCCCCCAAGAGTGTATGAGGCGGAACGCCGCCGTGAGGACCGCTACACGGGGAGTCTGGCGTGTCCCGCTCACATCCCGTGCGGACATTCTTTGGTGGATCACAGCGACGGCAGATGGCGAGACGACGGAACCCCCGTCAACCCCAGATGTACCAGATGCGACTGTCCGGGACGGTGACGCGACCGAACGGACCCTAAAATCGGCGACATTTGTCCCATAGACACAGCTCACGGGGTGTGGCAGGCTTCCCCACGAACCGCCTAGAGGGGGTTCCGGACCGGGAGATGCGGTCCCGAGGAGCGGCGGGGTGCCGTGACGATCCAGGATGGTCTCCAGGTACGCGGAAGGCGTGTCCTGTCCCCGTCTTCTAGACCGGCAGGGACCATCACCTCTCTCGGGGTGGTCCCTGCCGGGACGTCCGACGACAAGCATGGTACACTCTCGGGATGGCCAACTGGACCCTCAACACCCGCTACGGACGACTCACCGTCCTCGACCCCAACCAACAAGGCGACAAAGTAGAAGTCTACTGCGACTGCGGAACCATAAAAACCGTGTGGCGCAACCACCTCACATCCGGACAAACCCAATCCTGCGGCTGCCTACGAGACGACATCCTCAAATCCGCCAGCTGGACAAAACAACGACCCAAAGCCACCACCCAACGCGACGGCGACCCCGAAATCGGCGACATCTTCGGACGACTCACCGTCACCGGAACACCCCAACCCGGCCACGACCGAACCATCCAATGCCTCTGCACCTGCGGAAACCAAGTCAACGTCACCATCAAAAACCTCAAAAACCACAAAACATTCTCCTGCGGCTGCTACCGCAAAGAAGGCGCCGGCAAACTCCACACCAAGAAAAAACCACCCCACTAAAAGAATTTGACAGCACACACATTAGCTTGACGATGTGTGCGATACACCTGCAAAACATGTAAACGGCCTGACGCGACCGCTAAGCCTCAACGACCCTGTCCCCAATGTGAGAGAGCGGCCAAGGCTCGCCAGAAGCTCTACGACCAAATGGCGGCCAAACAGAGGCATCTCTGCGCCATCTGCGGCAAGACCAACCCTGGCAGTCGTCGACTCCACATCGACCACTGCCACACAACCAACAAGACCCGAGACCTCCTATGCGGCAACTGCAACCGCGGACTCGGATACGCCAAAGACAACCCCAACACCCTCCGAGCAGCAGCCTGCTACCTCAGAAAACACAGGACTGCCGCTACGCTCACGACAAATCCTCAAGTGGCGTGAACAAGGAGACTCTTACGGCACCATCGCCAAACGCCTCGACATCAGCCGCCAACGCGCCACCCAACTCTGGGAACAAGCGCAAACCGCTGAACCAGCCAGGTGCCGATGCGGCGCCACCATCCCCCTCAACACCAAGGGAGGACGACCAAAAACCTACTGCCGACCCGAACACCGACCCAGCCAAAAAACAACACCACCCAAGCGATGTTCATGCGGAACAGCACTCACCGACCGACGCAAAAACTACTGCGGACCCGAACACGCACCACTACGACAGCACGCCAAACGCACAGGACTATCCAAACAACAGTACAATCAGATGGCCGAACACCAAAACAACCTCTGCGCCATCTGCCAGCAACCCGAAACCGCGACTCTCAACGGGAAAATTAAACGCCTAGCCGTCGACCACAACCACACCACAAACCAAACCAGAGAACTACTCTGCAACAACTGCAACAGCATGCTAGGCTACTACAACGACAACCCAGAACTACTCGAAAAAGCCGCCAACTACCTCGAAAAACACGCCGTCTAGACAAATTTTGAAACGTACGCCTACACCAAAAAATACGGACAATCCGTAACCCTTGCCCTGTTATATCGTATATCTGATCATGAGGGGGGATCGTTTCGTTAGCTAACGACATCGTTTCGTTAGCTAACCGAATGGGTAGGGTAGCCTAACCCATCACCCGTTCAGAGCAGTTCACCCACATGGGGTAACCCGTTCGGCCTAACCCGAAGTTCACCCGATCGGACTAGCATTCGATCTTGCTTCCGACGTCTGGCGTGGTAGACTTGACCTAGATCGGAAAGAGGGCAAGGGCCGCGGGGGCCGCGCGGGACGCGCGCGGTGAGCGGCATGATCCACAGTCGACGGATGATCAAGGAGGTCATCCACAAGATCAACCTCACGGTCCTTTTGGACCGGCGACTCCAGAAAGGCCGCGAGGCACTGACGGAGTTGATCTACGCCCAAGTAATGGGTCCTTGATCATCGGGAGATGATCTTGGATCGTCGGAACCCGCGACCCCGCGTGGTAACGGCAGCCGGAGAGGTCGGACCGGTTGCAGGTCCCGTGTAAAGATCATCGGCGATTGCGCCGCTGAGAGTCCGGTCCAGCCAGAAAGCGTAGATCATCTTCGGGGATCAGTGTTGAGCCGCAAACTCGTTGGAGTCGAGATCAAGATCATCAAGAATTTGAGGTTTGATGATCATGATCATGAACCGACATCATTTCCTCGGCCCTCATGATCATCGGTCATGTACCCCAGAAAGGAAGATGATCATGTTCGACGCACGAAAGTCATTCCTCACTCAATCCCGCGAGCAAGCAATCACCCGCCTCGCCGAAGCTCTAATCCAGCGCGACACGCTCAATGCGGCGTGCCTAGACAATTGGGACGCTGACGACCCTACGCCGTTCTACGCGGCTGTCAGGGGTTCGGAAGCCGTAGTTACGGCATGCGCACGCATCGTAGTCCAGCGCAGCAACGAACTCGCCGCACACACGATGTTTCAGCAACTCGTTTGATCATGTGCGGCAACGATCGTATACGCACAACATCAACAACCGTCGCCAAGTGCGACGTTTCCGCAGGTGGCACCCAAACGATCATGTGCGCGAACCTATGCGCATCGGCTATCCGTGCGCATCACTAACACACCCAATAGCGCACATGATCACCACATAACCGCAGGTCACAGCACTACACGCCTACGCGCGTGCGAGGCACTTGGATGTATGTTTCGTCGTTTCCGGCACGGTCGTTCTGAGAATGGAGATGTTTGTTATGACTGCACCGTTTGCTGCGCCTGAGCCGTTTGCTGCTGATTTGTTGGCTGAGATGCGTGGTTGGATTAGTGATTGTGTGTGGGGTGATTTGACGCCTTCGCAGATTAAGCGTATGTCTACGGCGCGGGTGGTTGATGGTGTTAGGCGGCATTATTCGGGTGGGGTGAGTCAGTTTGTGTCGGACTTTTACCAGTTTGGCCCGGAACCGTATTACCAGTGATTCGGTAGGTAGGTGAGCGCGTGTTCGTTGGTTTGAGCGCGCGTTGACTGGTTTACCGGATGGCAGTCAGAGAAAGGTCATACGATGTATGCAGTGAAGATGATCACGGTCAAGCAGGATCGGTTTATTCGTTCGTTGCTCGATGGCAGGGTGGTTTCTCCGGCTGTTCGTTTGTGGATTGAGCGGCGGATCACGGACATGTCGTCTAGGGACGCCAGTAAGGCGATAGGGGTCCTGTTGGCTTGTCCGGTGGTTGAGGTACCGACCACCCCCGATACGGCTGTCAGCGTGGCTGTCAGTCCCGGGAGTGAGGTTATCGAGCCCGGTATCTACGAACGGGATGGTTCGGTGTATCAGGTGGTTCGGTCTAAGACGTCTGGTTTTTTGTACGGGAAGGTGCTGACGCCTACCGGGTCGACTCGTTTGACTGAGGCGGGTACGGTGATTGACGCGAAATACGAGTATTTTGGTGTCGTTCCGTTCCTGCGTGCTGCGGATAGGGTGTCTGCTGAGCGTGCGCAGGAATTGTCCACTGTCCACGGTTATTGTGTGGTTTGTGGTCGCCGTTTGGACGCTGGCGATAGTGTTGCGGCCGGTATTGGTCCGGTATGCGCCGGTAAGGTTTAGCTCGCGGAATGGTCGTCAGGCTGACCCACCCGTTAGGGGTGGGTCGCCGAATGGTTTTTCCGAGAGAAAAGAGAAAGACAATGACGGATGAACAGTTCATCGAAAAGTTGTATGCAGAGACACGCGCATTGACCGCGGGTGTCGACACCCGTAAAGGTGAATCGGTGGACACGTCACAGCTACGAGAGGGTGACTTGATTCTCAACTACCATACGGTGGAATGATCCACGGGGACACCGTGACGGGTGAATGGGATATCGCGTTCCCGAACATTCGTTCCGCGGCTAGCTTCGCTGATGTCATGCTGGCGGATGACGAATTCGCGTATCCGTTTCTCATCTCGGCGAAACTACGCGACCCGGTCACCGATCTGAACCATTGGTGTGTGTTGACGGTTGTGTTGAACCCGCTTGCCGCTAATTTGAAACCTGTTATCTGACGCGCAAACGACGCTACCGCTAGTCGGTAGCGTCTGGTGAGTGCCAGACACAAGGGAAGGATCACCATGATTACGCAATTCACCTACACCCTACCTCCGGAGAAATTGCGGGTAGGGGACATGTTCGTCAGTGATCATTCGATCATCACCGAGGTTTGGCATGATCCCGAGGGTGTATGGGTAGATACGGATAACTTCGATTCCGGTTACCTAATGGGTAAATCGTATCGGGTTATCCGCGAATTCATCGATTAGTCCGGTTGACTACGGGGGTTGACATCCAATTGGGATGTTTTCCTCCGCGGCTTACCGGCCGAACCGAGAGAGGATAGGGACAATGGGTTACAGCGACGTTGACGCTGGTGAAGTCGTCGGCACTGACATTGTTGACGTTACCGCGCGTGGTGGGAGTCGTCGGCAGCGTGGTTCGGCGATTGCCGCGTACGTTCGGACGCATCCGCAGCTCGAACGGGTACATATCAGCTACAGCGAGACTTACGGATTCCAGACTGCCACCTACGCGCGTTATCGCAAGGTGTGACTGTTTGTGTGGTGAATGTCCTAGCTTCCCCCGAAAAATTGGAGGCTAGGTACTTGACGACACAAGGAGGAGAAAGTGAACGTATCGAGTATCGCCGCTCAGATCATCGTCAAGGCTAAAGAACGTCAGGCTGAGCGGGTGGAACAGGAGGAGACGAACGGACCGTACGACTGGTCTAATATGGACTCTCTCCGCGAATACATCGCCGTACTCAAATCTGCCGTGTTCACCGAATCAGTGAACACTGTATACGTGACCGTCGCCGATACGTGGCACGGTCGTTTGTGGAGCTGGTCTGGCGCGGAAATGTTGGATGTTGCGTCCCAAGGTTTCAACCTACCGGAGACGGTACGTATTGAGGAGTGCTCACCGACTACTCACGCGCTTGTGTGGTGACTGTTTGTGTGTGGTGAACCTCTGATATCCCCCGCGAAAAATTGTGGGGGATATCAGGGATTGAACACACAGAAATCGAGGAAGGAATGAGTGGTTTACGCGTTCAACGTAAATGCCGTGAGACCGGTCATCTAGTTGGCCTCTATGACGGTATCACCGAGGGTATGGATATCGACGCTGGTCGCTGGCAGACGGTCTGCGAGGAACACGGCTGGATAATCTCGCATGAGAAATATTCGACCGCGTTATCGTGGCTGTCACATCCGCTAGAATGGTGTGACGAGTGTCAACGGGAGAAAGGTTTACTTGAATGGACGTAGTTATAGGTTACAGTCCATTTGCTGACGTATCTGTTGTATTGGGTCCGTTTCGTTCGCCGGAGACAACTTTAGCGGCAACGGAACATTTACAACACTGCGGATACGCGACGGAAGTATGTCCCCTGCTGAGAATAGAGGATGTAGTACCAATCACCGGCGCCGAGGATGACGACTGACCGTTAGGTGTACTGCGGCCACTCAACTAGTGTGAGTGGTTAGCGGTAACCGAACGACCAACACAGAAAGAGAGAGTCATGATGACAATCGTAAAACTCACCGCGGACGACGCTGGATGCTACGTTGACGGACACTTGGGACAGTACGGGGTGGCGCACATGGTTCAGCGCGCGGAATGGTGGGGATATTCCGACGCGGAGGTTATCGCGCTCGCCGATAAGCATCTGGCCAGCATGGGAGCATCCGACAGTGAGGAGTTGACCACCGACGAATACTGGACGTTGAACGATGCGTCCGATGATGTTGAGCAGTGGTTGAATGACAACGTCGCACCCGAAGGGTACTCATTCGGATGGTTCGAGGGTGAGTTCTTTCTGTGGTCCGATGAGCAGTGGCAGGAAGACTAAGTTTTTGTGTGGTGAATCTGAATTCCCCCGCGAAATTTTCGGGGGAATTCGGGTTGAAAACACAAAACAGGAGAGGACAAAAACAATGGAGCTCCACGGACGCATCGCGCAAGAATCCACCGATGGAACACTCACGTTCAAACTGTCCAGGTTTGAACGTATGTTGATTTGTGACCGGCTGACAAGGGAGCCTAGCTACACGCTCGGTTTGGTTGATCGTTGGTTGTACGATGTTGCCAACGACCACACTGTTACCGTGTCTATTGTGGTGGATACTACGGCACCGCATGAATGCATTTATTGTCCGGCGGGTGCGCATCCAATCAATGAGAAATGTCCACGTTGAGTGTCGCTTGTATGGTCGCTGACTTACCTCAGCGGCTGTACTGGATACACCCACAATTGGAGGAGCTGTGAAGCAGGTAGAGGGTATTACCGTCCGCACAAACCATGTCCCCCGCGATTTAATCGACGGGTGGGAGCTGACCGAGAAAGAACGCAAGGAATACGATCACTACGACTGGTCGGCGATCGATGAGGGTTCCGCATCGGCGACGTTTTTCCGTTACCGCGGGTGGACGTACGATTTGGGTAATTTCGAGCGGTTCGAGAAAACCGGCGAGGGACTGTCACAGTATTGGGACGGTCACGCGGCCGATTCGGTGTGGTCCGCGACGCTTATCAAGCTAGTAGAAGCTGACTACAACGAAAAGCGCGTGATCGTTGGTCGCGCGTGGTGGTAGTCCGGTTTGAACCATGGCGACACTCACAATGTGAGTGTCTGCCACGGCTAACCGGCCGAATAACCGAGGGAAGCTGAGGAGAAAATGAGCAAGCGACGCTGTAACCGAGTGAGTAAGCGTAAGCCACCACTACACAAACCAATTCCGGCGCCGATTCCACGTAAGCCGTTTATCGCGCTCACGTGGCCAACCGTCGGTGGCCGGAAACCGTCACCGTTGGTCGCAATGATGGCCGTGATCAATCACGGTTCGGAATGTGAGGAGTGTGGAGCGGAAACCGGGGGAACACATGTTAATTTGTGTGTGGCCGCCGATCCCGGTTACGCCGAGTGGATTGCGGGTGAGTCGTGACGGATGCGGCTAGGTGGCTGATGGATATCGGTAGGCCACGATATGAAGCTAAAGCTTTCTCCGAGTATTGTGGGGATAATTTTCCCGGCGAAAACTATGTGTACTGTCTCGACCAGTGGACGTGGGACCCCCGTAAGCCTGCCTACATGGCTCGCTACGCACCTGAAACGGTGGATGTGTACTAGGGAGAGGGTGTGGTGTGTTCTGCCGCTCAGATTTGCTGTGAGACGTCGCACTTGACTATCCGACGTCTGGCACGGTAGAGTCTGAGCGGCTCACAGACCACAAGGTCTCACCAGAAAGGAAAGATCAAATGTCACGCGAAACCCTACAATGGCTCAACAACAACATCCTCGTTGGCAACACCGACAACCGCGGCAACGCCTGGTGGTACCGCGCATCAGAGAACAACGGCCGTAAAAACCACTTCCCCGGATTCGTCCCCGTGGAAGCCGTCCATGATCTATTCGACTTCAACGTGTGCGAACGTCGCGTCGCGGTCGAAATTCCCGCCACCATGGACGACTTCACCCACATCGACGACGACGGCAACTTGTGGAAGTGGAGTCTCCAATTCGACCGCAAAGCAATGGTCACCGACGACGACCACACCGTGTTGGGAATGTTCCGACCCGGCTATCAGGGACACGGCTACATCCCCTGGCTGGTGGATAACGTCGAATCGATCCTTGACCAAGATCTAGGTGTCTCCTCCGCGGGACTGCTCCGCAACCGCGCGGTTGCTTGGGTGGAAGTGTCCGTAGACGAGTCACTGTTCGGTATCGCGGACGTTCAGTTCCGGCCGAACCTGCTCGCCACCACGTCATTCGACGGAACCATCGCCACCACCTACAAGCGCACAATCCAGCTCACGGTGTGTGATAACACCCGTGAGATTGCGCTGGCCGAGGATGGCGCGACCCTGAAAGTTAAGCACTCCGCGAAGTCGCTGGGTCGCATGAGTGAGGCTCGCTCCGCGCTACAACTGGTGGAGCAGACCGCCGATGTGTTCCAAGCTGAACTAGAACGGGAAGTTACCACTAAGGTGACGCCAGTTCAGTTTAAGGAAGTGTTGAACAGGATTGTTCCCATCGCCGAGGCTGGCCGTGGACGTACCACCGCGCTCAACAAGCAGGCCGAGATTATTCGTCTGTGGACGTCTGACCCACGTGTCGAACCGTGGAAGGGTACCGCGTTCGGTGTCGCGCAAGCGTTCAACACGTGGCACCACCACATTCAGGGTGGGTTGTCCGTCAAGGGTGACAAGAACGCTCTGAGAGCTGAGCGGAACGCGTTCCGCGTCGTCCGCGGTGAGACCGCGAAGCTGGACGCCGAGGTACAGAAAGTGCTGGCTGACGTTCTCAAGTGATCTGGTTGACCAGTGGTGGCGCATCCGCGGAGGGAAAGGCCGCGGATGTGTTGCCATGGCTTACCAGCCACGTAAGGAAACCAGGATGCAACCAGCGATACAGCACGAATATGCGTCTCCGTCGCGTTTATCGTGTCGGCATTTTCGGCTGGCCAGTCATAGTGGGGTGACCATGCGCATATGACCACTGGAATCCCCGCCGAAGATATGGTTAAAGCACTCACCATAGACGTAGAAGAATACGCACGTTGGGGAGCAGGAGAATGCTACGGCTACATTCTCGAACGTCAACCAGCCGATCCTCACCCGGATTGTCCCGCGCCACACTGCTCCGATGAATGGGAAGTGGTGGAGTCAGTGTGGGGACACATTGGTCTGGAGTACGCCGAGGAGACTGCGCGGGAAGCTCTCGCCGCGTGTGAGTAGTCCGGACGTCGAACGCAATGCCTACTCAAAGAAAGAAAAGGAAATGAATCATCTACAGCTCGCGTATTGGCGTGTCGTCTACCGACTCACCAGACGGAAGAGACAGATACAACGGAAAACACGTCGCACAACCCCTCCTGGCGCGTTGCCGTATCAGCGTCCCTGTCCGCATCGGCCGTATCAGTCGCTGCTTGATTTGGACGACTACGGCGGAGGGTGTGGGAAGTCCGGGTGATATGACCGAGGATCAGGGTTCTACCCTGGTCACTCGGCGGCCACCCGGCCGAAATTCGAGGAAGGGATTGATCATGAACACATGGCGAGGCTACGTCGGCCGTACTTCTGACGGTGACCGGCTCTGGCTAGAGATCGAACTGAGGGTTAAGTCTTCCCGCGGCTTCAAATCGATCACACACGACGAGATCGGCGACTACACCGAGCTATCGATCCAGGGGGGTGGCCTCTACAAGGGTCACCGCACCGGGAGAGACACCGACTTCGGTGGCCAATGTGTTGACTTTCTCCGCAACGTCACCCGACCGGAGAAAGGATTCACAGTCGCCGAACTACAGCGCATCGCGGACGTGTGGGTACGGTGGCATCTGAACGGCATGCGCGCCGGGTGCGCTCACCAGTCGCCAGTGTTGGCGCCGGATAAGTATGGAAATGTCGTCCCGTCGTTGGAGCTGACCCCGGCATGTCCGGAGACCGGCTACAAGTATGGACACGCGTGGCTGGTCGAGTCGCTGCCGGCCGACATTGAGACCGAGGTTCGCGCGTTCGCTGACCGTCTGGACGGAACCTACGCTTGCTGATCATCCGGTTACTCGTCACGTCTCGCACGTGGCGAGCTCTGGACCATCAGATACCGGAGGAAAGGATCATGAGGAAAAACTGGGAAGACGAGTCGTCGGAGCGTGAGCTCTGCGGCGCGCTCAAAGACGCGCTGCGACCAGCCGAAGGTGAGACGACCGTCGACTTTTGCCGACGTCTCATCGTCGCCGGTCGGTTCGGCGCGTGGGACGACGGCCAGGGAGAGATGCTGCTCGACACGTTCTCCGCGTCGGCCGTGGTCGCGGTACACGACGGACTGTCGGAAGCGGCGCGGCCTAAGCTGTTGGCGATGCCAATGGTCAAGGCGGTCGACGTGTGTTTCAACGTGATCAACAAAGCGAGAGGGAAGTGATGGGAGCCACCACCGTCATGTGCCAAGACTGTACAGGGTCCGGGAAGGACTACGTCAAACGTCAACTAGTCATTGACGGCGTGTCCACCACCAAAACCGTGATCGAAGACTGTAAACGCTGCGGAGGGTCCGGCCGTGTGGTTGAGAACGAGAACCCCCCGAAGGATGGACGCTACAGGTAGGATGCCGGGATGGACACCACACGCGCGATACCCACCGGGATGCGGACCGAGTGTCACCGATGCAACGGTACCGGCGACATCGGCCGCCTCACCGCGGGAGCCGACCGCGACTACCTCATCACCATGATCACAATCCGAGAGTGTCCGACCTGCAAGGGAGTCGGCTGGATCAAAGGGTTTGTTCCGCCAGTGTAGTACCGGTTCGCAAGGTGAGGCCGTCTCGCTCGATGTGAGACGGCCTTCTCTATGGGAAAGGAAAGGCATGACAGCGTTCAAAGTCACCGTCACGATCAGCAACCAGGACTTTATCCATCTATCAACTAGCAGAATGGGATGGTCCGCGCACAACTGGCGCGACCACCCATTCGAGACGTACGATCATGCGGGTGAGATCAACTGGGGATTCAAGTACGCCTACTTTTTCGACACAGCAGCGAACCTGATCCTAGCGCGGTCCTACCTTGAAGCGCTCGAACCTGAACATCAGGTGTTGTCAAACGAGAGTGTCAACGGTGGTTGGGTGATCATCACCGACTACGACTACAACGAGGAAAAGTAGATGACCCCCATGACACGCGCGCAAGCAGACTATCTGCTTGTTCTATGCAATAAGGTGAGCGGGGAAAGTTACGGCTACCTCGGTCCACATCGTGAGCTACTCGGCATCTCGTCGACTGGGATGCAGCGCATCACCAAGGGTCAAGCGTCTGCATTGATCGACAAAATGAAGGCGCAAGCGGATGAAGTGTCATGAATGCGGCCGAGTGGAGTAACCGCTTAGACGATGAGCTGGCCACGTTCGTCGATGCGGGGGAGCAGGTGAGTCACGCCTACGCGAACGGCTCAGCGGCCGGCGTCTTAATTGACCTCTCAGCCGACGACGACTACGGCCGACGACTGTCCTCCTGGGACGGCAAAATGGGTGTCCGATTCAACGAACAGAAAGGTTGGTGCAAGCATGCTGGAGTGTATGAACGGTCCAGAAGGGTGTGAGGGTCCGACCGAGTATCGGATGGCTCTCTCGGCGACCGGGATTTCTTACCCGCGTTGTGAGGGTCACTGGGAGGAGCGGCTGCGGACTGAGGAGCGGCTCCGCCAGGACTACCCGGACTCGCCGACCCCTCCGAACTGGTTTGGTCCCACATATCCGGGTGGGATGAACGAGTGGGGAGAGCATTGGGACGAATATTGATTTCGGGAGATAATCCGGAATCGTTACCTGTGTCCCCTAGACTGTCCGACGTCTGACACGGTAGCCTGATCGTTGCGTCATCACCCCCACCTTCGAGTGGGGATGGTGACAGAGTGATCAGCTCTACACAAAGAAAGGAGTGAACAGTGAAGCAACTCACCGAAGATCAACTACTGGCCAACGAAGTCGAACAAGTCTTTCGGCAATTCATGCACATGCCGAACGACCACAGTCACACCGTGTCCGTACTCTGGGTAATGCACACCCACCTACGAGACTCCGCCGGGAAATTCCTCCCCTACATCACCCCACGACTGTACTTCGGGTCACGGGAACCAGGCTGCGGAAAATCCCTAGCCACCGAACTCACCACAAAAATGTCCCACAACGGCGAAATCGTGTTGGAACCCACCCCGCCATCCATGGTCACCATGATGAACCAAGACATGGCCACCCTAGGATTCGACGAAATCGACACCTACTTCGGTAGAGGTCGCGGTCGGGACGCCATGCGCGCCATTCTGAACGGCGGCTACAAATACGGTGCGAAAGTCACCCGGCAACGGTCCGACGAAACCGACCGGTTGAACTGTCACGGACCTATCTGTCTAAACGGGAAGAACGCGAACCTGTTCTTGACCCACGACAACTTCGACACCCTCCGATCGCGGTCTATCTGCATCATCCTCGACCAGAAACCCGTGGACTCATGGGTGGACAGATTCAACCCAGAGTTACATGACGGTCGACTGTTCGGGTTGATGAAGCGACTGAAGAAGTGGGGGTTAGTGAACAGCCGAGTCATCACTTCCATCCCGGTGGATGGGTTGATGCCGAAGCGGATCGCTAACCGCGCCGAGGAAATTTGGACCGTTTTGTTCAGGATCGCCGATCACCTCGGCGACACGTGGCCGGCGAGGTGTGAGTCCGCGGCGAAAGCGTTCGTGTTGGGGGAGTGGGAAGACGACACCCCATGTGTGTCTCCCGCGGAGGAACTCCTCAACTGTGTCCGCAACTGCTTCAACGGCGAAACGTTCCTCTCCACCGGGGAGATTCTCAACCGTCTAGAGAAGCTCGAAGACGAAGACAAACCTTCCATCATGCGCGAGTGGGGGAACGAGAAAGCGGCCTCGATGGGACTCTCAAACACGCTCAGTGTGTTCGGAGTGGAAAAGGTCCGGATGCGCCAGGGGTCCACCGCCGACCGCGGCTACACCCTCGACTCGATCTCCTAAACCAACCGTACCAACCTCCTGCACGTGTACCAACCTGATGCGCGTGTACCAACCTAAGGAGCATCGATGAAAGAACGCACACGATGGGGAAGGGTCGACCAGACAGGGAAAATCACGCTCTGCCAGGTCGACCCACCCCGCAGCGAGATCGCGGCGCACCCGGAACTGTACGTGTGTCAAATGGTGCGCATCTATCCGTGGGTGGTCCCGCTCACTAACCGTGAGCAGGCGGGGAGACCGCGCTGTCACCACGGCGTCAAACTCGGCCAGTCATGTCCACTCTGCCGCAAGGAGGAATCATGTCCCTAGAAACTGGACGTCTCCCGGCCATCTTCGGATACGCCAGATGCTCCACCAAGGAGCAGAACCTCGGGGACCAGATACGTCGGCTACACGCCGCCGGGTGTGTGTATGTTTTCAAAGACGAAGGTGTCTCCGGGATGAAGGCGTCCCGACCGGACTGGGATAGGTGTTTGGCGCATTTGGTCCCCGGCGATGTTTTGAAGGTCACCAAACTGGACCGTGCCGGTAGGTCGTTGCGTCACCTGTTGGAGCTGGTGGATGATCTGAACGAGAAAGGGGTGGGGTTTGCCACGCTCGATCAGCAGTTCGACACCACATCGGCGTCCGGGAAGATGATCTTCACGGTGATTGCGGCGTTCGCCGAATTCGAGAAAGCACTCAACCTCGAACGAACAATGGAAGGACTCCACACCGCATGGTCCAACGGTAAAAAGTCCGGTCAACCACCCAAGCTGACCCCGGAGAAAGAACAGTCCGTCCCGATCCTGTTCCGGGGTGGCCAGACGATCACCGCGATCGCACGATCGTTGGATGTTCACCAGGCCACCATCTACCGGACCCTACGGAAATTGGGAATCGAATACTAGACGTGGGAGTCGAGCTCCGAGAGGTCGACTCCCGCATTCTTAGCCTTCGCCGCCATCTCAGCGTTTAGACGTTCGATGGCCGCGGCCACAGTGTCCTTTGTGAGAACTGTGATTTCTTTCTTCTCCGGCCGATCTAGACCCATCAGTTTCGCGCGGCGCTCGGAAAGTTTATTCCACACCTCCGCGGCGCGCACCACACGATCCCCACCTGAAGCAATGTGATCCTCAAGTGCTCTCGCGGTTTTTTCGATGCGGTCTAGTTCGAGGTTTCGCATATCTTCGACGTCGTCACGTGGATACGCTCGGAGGACAGCGAGGAAGCGGTCGTGAGCGTGACCCGGTGATGCGTATCCGAGTGTTTCGGCGATGGTGTTCCAGTCGATTTCGGCTTTGCGCATTTCTACGCATTTAATGTCGCGTTCCCACCGCATGATGTTGCCGGGGGATGAGTTTTTTCGTGGACGGCGGGTGCCTTTGGGTACTGGCATTGTGAATCACCTTGAACAAACATGAACAAATAAGTTACAGAATGGTTACAAAAAATGAAACGTCCGGTAACGCACCGGCGTGTGTGGAAGGGAGATGGAAATGGAAGGAACGTCGCGGTACCGTCTCAGGCTCGTCGCAGAGGAGGCCGCCAAGGTGAAGAGTGGTCAGACCAAACCCCAAACGAGCATCGACGACCTCGATTACGCGTTGGAGGTCATAAGTTGGGGGAAAGACGGGAACGTACCCGTTGGGATGATTAACGGGACACCCGTTCGCCTCTGCTACGCGGAAGACAGCGGAGAGGAAAACGGCAGGTCAGAGGGGTGGTGCTACAAGGCCAGAGGCCACAGTGGACAGTGCTATTTCCACCTCTGAGACGGGGGGCCAGCCGGATCGGCGCGTGACTGACCCGGCTGGCATCCGTTACTTTACTCCGAACAGACCGTGAACTCAGGTTTTAAACCTATCGGTGCTAGGCCGATTGGGTGGTTTTTGCTGACCTCGGAGCGCTAAAGAGGAGCCTCTTTTGAGATTGTCAGACGAAATCAATGGTCCAGGGACTCGAATGAGTATGTGTGAACCCTGTGACCTACCTGTGAAAAAAGACGTGTTTCGACAGCCGCAACACGCCGGTTAGCGTTACCTGAACGCCGACTGAGATTTTTGTATGGTTCACTAATCGTCTAGTGTGACTGGCGAGACCTCTGGGGGGTTCGTCGCGTGCTCATGCGCACGTTATCTGAGATCCGCTCTCAGCATAGCACCCTCCTTGCGGTCCTGTCACCACATCCTCCGTAACAGCCGTAACACCGGCCGCAGCGGGGAACTACCGCCGCAGCCACCACCATACATCACTGAGGACAGTAGGAGAGCTACCGTCATGCCAACGAACGGCGAAGACGACCCCAACGGTGAAAACCTCGACACCCCACCCGAATCCGATGACCCGCCGCGACAGTCCACTGGTGATCTTACTCCCGACGCGGAGCTGTTGACCGTCGACGAAGTCGCCGCATCACTCCGCGTGTCCAAGATGACGATCTACCGCATGATCAACAACGGCGTCCTCGACCACCTCCGCATCGGACGATCCGTCCGCATCCTGAAAGGAGCACTCACCCGCCAACTAGAACTCACCCGGCAGCTAGAACTCACCCGCAACCACGAACACACCTGCGACTGACAGGCGGAGCCGGACCCGCGCGTGAGGTCCGGCTCCCCTCGCGGGAGCCACACCAAACTTACACGACCGTAAAAAATGGGGAGAAAGCAAGCATGACGTTCGCGCTAGACCCATCCGTAAAAAGGGACATCGACGCGCTGGCCAGGAAACTCGAACCCGTCGTCACCACCATGCGGGAACGGTACGTTCACCAGTCGAAACGATGGCGAGACACCGACGAAGGCACCGAAGTCTGGTTTTGGATCGAAGAGCTAGACGCACTACAGCAAGACCTACACCGGAAACGCAGCGGGATACCCTTGGGGTTGCCGCAATGATCTGGACAGCACAGTTGATCAAAGCCGCCAGAGAAGAACGCGGCCTCACCCGAGCGCAGCTGGCGGAACTCCTCGGCACCAACACCCGCCGCATCATCGCCATCGAAAGCGGCGACGACACCGCGGACGTGTTCACCGCACGACTCACCCAAGTGTTCACCGAACACTGTCGAGACTGCGGAGCCGTCGGCTGCGAATACTGCGAACCCGCGCACTACCTCACCCAAGACATGCGATACATCGCCGAAGACGCAGAGTCGCTCTCCGACGTCGCCGAACGAGTGTTCGGATGGGTCGAAGAACACCTATCCGAGGGGTGGGAACTACTCCAGCCACTCAACGACGGCTACCTACATCTCGTCCGGGGGTTACACGCATGAAAAATCCGATGAAGTGGGACCGGCGGCACCTTCAAGTCTGGACTGAAAACGTCACGGAACGCCTCGAAACCGGCGGGGTGATGACCGCGGAACTCCATCACTGCGGACCCCAACGCCAGGAGTGGCGATTCGAGATCGATCAGGTGGAAACGATGACAACCGAGGAACGAATCTACTACGTCAAGTGTCACGACTGCTCGCAGAATGCGGAGTTCCGCGACGAAGTCACCGCCGCGATCTGGTCCGGCGATCACCTGGTGCGGTATCGGGGACACTCGATCCAGATGGACTCGTTGGCGCTGGTCCACACCATCGAAAACGTCGTCGACCGGGAACATGACACCGTGGTTGCCGATCTGACGGTCCGCGGGGTCGGGGAGGCATCTGTGGTGGGGTGCGGCTCGGAGTGGCGTCTCGTGGACGATGACGGGCACTTGTACGCGTATTTCTTTCAGCACCCGGAGGACCCGGAGTTGTGGATGGCGACACCGTTGAGGTTGGGGAAGATTCTACCGGTGGTGAAGGGTTCCCGGGAGAAGATCATGAACGATCTTGCGGATTGGTCGAAAGAACGATGCTAGATGACAGGAAGGTTTTACAGTTCGAACCCGAGCTCGCCGCCGCGCTCTCCACTTGGAACATTCACGCTTCCCTCACGCAATCCGAACGTATGCGGAAAGCGCTCAAAGCCGCGAAAGATGTCGAGCTGTCCAGGTTGCCGAGCTCGATGCTCCGCGCTCAACTCTCAGTTGCCTATCAGGAAAACAATCGGCTCCGCCAGGAGATCGAGAAACTTCGCCGCATCGACATCGCTGTCGAAACCGGCGAATGGCCACACGTCCCGCCGCAACGCTGAAGCTCCGGTCGATAGGGGTCTGCTTCGGGGGAGACCCCTATCGACCGGCCACAAAAAGGGAGACACATGCCTGCGCCGCACCACTGGGAAGATTGCCGACCCCGCCGTCGCCAGCATCGACGGGAAACCCGACCCGGCCGAGATGGTTCAAATGCGCGCCGCGGTGGAACTCACGTGGTCGGAGCTCACCGACGGCCGAGAAACAAGCATTCCACCGAGTGTGCTGCCACAACTCCCGCACCCGCGAAGACCTAGAAACGCTCGCCGGCATCCAAGCCGCCATCATGGCGCGGGTGGGAAACCATGGACGGCCTAGATAGAGTCCGCCACCGCCTACAAGAACTCCTCGAATACCACCAAAAACACCCAGAAATCCCGAGAGAAGAAACCATCCGGGATCAACTGTTCAAGGATTGGGAACCCCCCGCCGACTGGGAGTTAAACTTCAACTGAATTCTGCATCGAATCCAAATACTCCCACCGAACCTTGTTGAACCGTGCATCCGCCAACGCGTTGTGGTGGCCGTCAGTCTGGTCCGGCATCGATTTCACACCCAACTGATGCTGCCACTGCCGAAGGTCGTTCGTCCACATCGGCAACGGACCCGGCCACTGCATCATCGTCCCAAACAGCTGAGCCAACACAATATGGTCGTATGCTCCGTACCACGCCCACAGCTCCGGAGAATAACCGGACAATAGAGCAGCTCGGACTTCCCGCGCGATCTGGGAGCGAGGTTTCACCACCTCATCGTTGAGGTCGACACTCCCATACGGTGTGAGTGGCAGCCAGGGGACCACGTTGGCGTTTAGCCACTCGTGAGCGTAGATTTTCTCCCACGGCGCGTTTTTGTTCACGGCATAATATTCCCTGCCGTCCTCTGCGACCACTCCGATGCTAATCAGATCGATTGTAGTCCCCGTGTCGAGGAATTCCGTATCGTAGAAGAAGCGGGTCATGCGGCAAGACTGCTTTCTGAATACTTTGCGAGGTAATTGGTCGTCAATGTGTCACGAAGTGGGTGATCAACAAATACGGTATCCCGAACAGCCAACCCAAACACCACACCACACTCAACCCGAGAGACACCCAATCATTCAAAGATGGGAGTATCCATTGGTGGGGGTGGTACATGAGCCATTCGAGGACCCGGTAGAACGCCGACAACCACAAACCGAAAGCGATAACCCCAAGGATGCAGTAGACGTAGATCATGCGTGGCGTTTCATCCATGCTCGCCACTCGTCCCATTGGACGGTGGTCATCGACGACATCAACATGTCAACATCCCAAAACCCCATCTGCCACGCAAACTTCAACATCAAATCACGATCCAACGGATCGTTCTCGATCAAACGATACACGCCGTGACGGTATCTTTCATGGGGGATGCGGACGAGACGTTTCCCAATCGCCAACGCCAAATCATGCGCGTCTTTCAGAAAATCGGAATCCTTGCGGTAGTGCAGTTCGGGGGTGCGGAGTCCTGTTTCGGGGAAATCCACAGCATAATCCGCATCGGAGGTCATCGCGTTGAACAACATTTGCGCGATCGCCGCGGAATAGTCAGTGCCAGCTGGGATGACCACCAGCGAGGAATGGTCATCACCCGCTAGCGAAGTGTTCATTTTCTTTGCTTCCCGAACTCTGCGAGGAACTTATCCAACATCTTTTTTGTGTGGTTGAGTTGTTCCTCGATCAACGCTCCGAATTCGCGGAACTCCACCGTGATCGGACCGTCAAATTTTTCTTCCGCGGGTTCGCAGTGGCAGTCTGGCTTTTGGATGCGTTCCGCGGACGACCAGTGACCCGGACCCACAAGCACAATCGACTGGGTGCCGTTGTAGATTTCAAGACCCATCCCGGGGTTCACGACGAAACCAGTCGCTGGTCTATATTCTCGCGGGGATTTATCTTTGTCCGTCATGGTGACACGCACCGCGACGGTTTTAGGTTTACACTGACAAGACATCAAATTTTTCTTTCGGCGTCAAAAATTTTTTAATATAGGCTGACGGGTCCGAACTTTTTCTCCAGCTGCCGCCACGTATACGCGTCAGCCTCATCCCCATCGAGCTGGGACCAGAACTGACCCTCGTCGTCCATCCACGAATGCCAAATACGGCCTTCACAATCAGCGACAAGGTCTTCTTCCCGGGGTTCTTGCAATTATTTCACCCCCCGACAGAAACCGAACGACCGATGCGACTCCAGATGGCGGCGAGCATCAGCAAGAGCGTCCTTATGGTGAGAACGCCACTGGGACTGTAAACAACACCGACACACCCAATGCCACACTTCGTCGTCTCTCGACACGGTGATACGAGGTTCAGGACGCATCATTCGCTCCCAAAAAATTTAAACCTACGCGCGCGAGGCCGCTAAAAAAACGGGACTTACACCACTATTCATCCGACTTCGAGAAAGTCCGGACCGGTAGGAGTAATCACGAACAGCTCGTCGGCCCGCGGGAAGGAGTACAGCGGCAAGCCGAGTATCGTCCGAGCTTCGTTGATGGTCATCTTCCCGGTTTCAACCCGACCCGCGATTTCGTCCTCATCCATCGAGCTTCTCCGCGATTTCACTCACACCCTCGGCGATCGAGGTTTGACCGATCCGCAACGCTACCTCGCCGCTGCAAATATTCCGCAACAGAGTCAAAGACTCCTCATTCACCACATAATCATGCTCAGCGCGAACACGATCATGTTCTTCCTGGCGGTTCTGCGCCAACAAAATAAGCGGCGCCGCGTACGCCGCCTGGGTGGAAAACACCAGATTCAACAGGATAAACGGGTACGGGTCCCAATGGTTGATCCACGCCATGAGGTTGAGCGTAATCCACGCCGCCACGATGAGCGTCTGCCAGATAATGAACCGCCACGACCCGAACCCTTTGGTCACGTAGTCGGCGACACGTTGACCTAACGTTAAATCGTCGTGGCGAGCTTTATTCGCCGGGTGCAGATGCGTCCTACTCATCGCCGGCTCGGTCGACCACCTTGAACGGGTTATCGACCTCCTCGGTCCCGAACAACACGCTCACCAGTTCATCTTTTTCACATTTGGACAACTGGCTCGTTCGCACCGCTAAAAGTTTCAATGACTGCTGCAACGCCTCCGTGAAACTGGTCTCATCAATATCCTGATGGTGGTAGAACGGTGTGAGGATAGCGATCTTCGCCATCAACTCCTCCAGTTCCTTCACAAGGATCAGACGGACCAAATTCAACACGTCGGTATCGGTCGACAAATCTTCCATCGCCGTCGGGATCGTATCCACATCCGGCGTTGGGAGCATCACCGACCTCTGCAACGCCTTGAAATACTCTGCGCGTTTCTCCGCGTCTGAAAGACATCCTAGAAGCATGTTTACCCTTAACTCCCCCGAACCTACACCCTGCTGGACCCGACAAAGGACCGGGGGTTACAGGTTCGTTAGGTGGGGGACTCACGATGATAGAAGTTTTCCCCGTCAAATCCTCTTCACACCGTGACGTGACCGATCTAGGTCCATCACCGGTGTAAATATCGATGTGGGGGACGGATTCCTTCGTTGCGCCGGAATCCTCCGAGATGCCATAGCATTTAAGTTTCGGGAAATAAACTCTTTGGCCTCGCGGGAACTCCGTCGAACCAGCCTTACCTGGACTGGCGAATGTCACTGGATCACGATAGGTACAGCTACCACCAGCCTCGTCGTGGACCGTCGGCATCGAAATGATTTTCGACCCGGCCGGGGTGTTATCCGCCGCACCGTACCCAGTTAATTGGATCACTTCTGAGGATGGTACCGCTGTCGGAGTAGTAGCAGCGGTACCATCCACATTCAGCGAGACGTATCGGGATGTCTCGCGGTGTTTCCTATGATGCGAATGCGCCATCGCCGGCCAAGAAAACCCGACCAGCATAGTGAGCACCGCTACAACAACGCATAGCTTGCGCATAGTCGTCTTTCTAAAGGTTAATCACAGCTCCAACGTTGATCAAATCAGGATTCGACAACACATTACGGTTCTCTTGAAAGACTTCACGCCACGTATGGCCATGATTCTCGGCGATCGACGACAACGTGTCCCCGAGCTGGATCACATACTCGAATCTCCTCGGCTCAACAACCCGGTGATGACGACCACGATATGTGCGCGTCTCTTCAAACCCATACGAGGAACTGCCGTAAGTTCGGCGGCGCCAACACGACTTCGACGCCTCCCACGGTGTCAACCCGTCCCGAGCGTAGGCGCGGTTAGCGATCTCCATCTGCTCTTCGGGAGACGCGTCAGCAGCGGTACGGCCGAACCTTAAACCACCCAACGAACGCCACGTACCACTAAGGAACTGAAACAACCCCGATGCGGAGCTGTGAGAATTGTGAGCACGGGGATTCCAACCGGACTCGCAAGAAATGACGCCACCCCATCCCTGAGGTGGACCGCCGTCTCCGAGGTCATCGGCGATCGGACCCCAATTGACCGTCGGCGCAGCAGCCTCCGCCGTACCAGCCGTCAACGGAACAGCCAACACCCCCGACCCCACCACCACGGCGAGCCTCGGAAATCTCGTTGGCTTACTGTGTCGACCCACAACGCACCCTCTCTAAGCGCGAAATCAGGACCGACCTTCCCTCCGAGTCCTACGCCATGTCAAATACCAAATGTAGACACAAACAGATGAACACACAAACACCGCAACATTCAGCGGCGAAAACAACAAACCCACACATACCGCAATAATCAACAGATAGATGATCTGATTCACCAGTGGATGGTCAACGTTTCGGTCCGCTGACCCTGCTCCTCATACACCCGATGATTATAAGCCTGGAAATCAGTATCGACCAGACGTTGACCGATCATCGACAACAAATCCAACAGTCTCGCCGCCGGCGCCTTCTCCAAACGTTTCTTCTCTTCTTCCTTCTTCAACGCGCCAGCGAGATGTTCCAACACCGACTTGCGGACGTCGTTCAGTCCCAAACCGAGCGCCACCAACACCTGCGCACCGACACCCTCACCTTCCCGGATAATGCCAAGGAGGATGTGTTCCGTGCCGATATAGCTGTGACCCAACTGGAGCGCTTCCCGCAGCGACAGCTCAAGAATCTTTTTCGCCCGCGGCGTGAACGGGATATGACCCGACGGCGACTGCTGACCCATCCCGATGATCTCCTCGATGTCCTTACGGACCTTGTCGAGATCAACCGAGAAACTGGACAACACAGCGGCGGCGACACCCTCACCCTCATGGATCAAACCCAAAAGGAGATGTTCGGTGCCGATATAGTTGTGGTTGAGTTTACGTGCTTCTTCCTGCGCGAGAATGACAACTCTTCGAGCGCGGTCAGTGAGCCGTTCGAACATGTTTCTTTCTTTCGGCGTATACAAAGGAAGACAGCCGGAGTGTGAAAGAGACACACTCCGGCTGTCCCGGGATTAGTTACCCGCTGGTGGGGTAGGTTGCGGCGCGATAGCGTCAACCGCTGTCACGTCGGCACCCAGCTGGCTATCCGCGGAAGCTGAAGACGCCTGATCGCTCTGGAGCTGGGTCACAGCCGCCTGGAGCGCAGACACATCAACAGCCGGGTTAGCCTGCTGCAACGCGGCGATTTCCGAATTAATATTCGCAATCGCGTTCTGAACACTTGCATCCTGAGCTTGGAGCTGCGCAGTCAGAGTGTTGACCTGAGAGTCAAGAGTCTGGACCTGCGTAGTCAAAGCATCAACATCGGCTTGGGTAGACACGAGCTGTCCTCCTAATTGATTAATTTGGTCCGTTTGTTGATTCATGTAGGACCAGACTTGGTTCAAGACGTGGTTAAGTTCGCCTTGGGTTACATAGTTACGATCGTGGAATTGTGGATCGGTCATTGTTTCCCCCCAAAAATTGGGGTTTCCTGGGATTGATCGACCATCACCTGATACATGACAGCGGTCCGTTCATACAGTTCCGCCAGATCATGTTCGCCTAGCGCGTCCCATCGGTGGCCGAGGACTCGACAGCCTGTGGCCATGCGTTGCCAGAAACCCGCGTCGGATTCAGCTAGACGCATCGTGGGTTCAGTGGCCGTGGATGTGGGATGAGAAACCCTTCGCTGTGAGCCACGTTTGCATGGCGCCAGCCAAAGCAACATCCGCGGCATTCGTATCCGGCGAAGGAGTCGGAGTGGGTGTTGGCGTCGGTGTTGGGGTCGGGGTAGGAGTCGGTGTTGGGGTTGGGATTACTGAAGGGAACGGGGACGAAGTAGTACCTGTAAGGGACTGCCAATCACTATTCGCCTGAGCTGTGTCCAATCCTTCGAAAGTAGACCCGGAAGCCTCAACCTCCTCCGGAACAACAACAACCCATCCCTCGCCGGTCCCCTGCGAACCAGACCCCCAATACTGGGTGAAAGCGGCGTAGGTAATAGGCTGAACCTGACCCCAAGTCACGCAATACACATACTTGGAATCAAACCCGACAAGCGGTACCGCGTGACCACCGACGATCTGCGCGCCACGACGATTAGTCGGAACGTCCCACGGCTGACCACTATCAAACTGGGTTTCGAAAACCGCCGGGACATCAAAACCCGTGTACACCGCGCCGAGATAGTCAATACACGTCTGGACAAGTGGAAGATTCGTGATGTCGATCTGCGCGAACCCGGTCGGGGTATACCCGGCGAAACCATTAGAAGTCCACCATTGCAACACCTGCTGCAACTCGGCGCCACTGTCATTAGCGCCAGTATTCGGGTTATACCCGGTGATGGCCTCGTACGCTGTCAACGCTTCAACACTGGTCACCGGCGGCGCCTCGGCCTGCGCATACACAGCGACCATGTCAACAATGTGACCGATCCCCGCGACCGTACAATCCCCACAACCCTGAAAATTAGGCAAAGACGGGATCGAGTTGTCCGGACCGTTCGCCAACATCCCCCACGTTGGGACGTTGGAATACCAGTTCACCGACGGTGGAGGGGTTAACGTCCCTGTTGGTCTCAAATGCACCCGGGGACGCGTCGGGTCATTCGGCTTACGACCATACAATCCGCGAGCGCGGGTCATCGAAAAAAACTCCTACTCGAATTTGCGTCTGGTAGACTCGGTTGGGTTCCGTCGGAAGTGGAGACCACTGCCTGGCACTGTGCAGATCAGTTGCATACCGAGCAGGCGAGCCGTAGCTGTCGGGTTTGTGTTCGGCGGCTAGGTCGTGGTTTAAGAACGAGGCGACTCTGCGCGCCTACTCCACTTCCGGCGGAACCTTCAAAGGTTTGTTACGACGTGAAGTATTGGACGAAGTTCGCGGTCAGCTGAGCCGGCGTGTACTGCGACCACTGGCCACCGTTCCACCCCACCCAATTCGTTGGTGCGACACTCAGAACGGTGACGTCATTCGCCACCACAAGAGCGTTACCTGTCACCTGCGAGTCGGGGAAACATTGAATTGTTCCGGCGGATGCGGCGTAAGCGGACGTCAACGCCGTGTTCAACACCGGCGCCGCCAATGCGGCTGTCCGCACAATCGTCAACGTCACACCAGTAGCGGAACCTGTCGCCGCCGCGGAAATAATAACCGTGGTGCCGTTAGTGACAGACGCGATCGTCGCACCGTTGGGGATCGATCCGCCGGAAATGGCGGCGCCAACATCGCTCGACGTGAACGCCGCGGTAGCCGATGTGACAGTGGTAGTGGTGTTCAACACACCGTCAGACACAGAACGCGACGGAGTGAATTGAACAAAACTTTGCAGGAAAGACAGCGATTTAATAGGTAGATAGTTAACGGCGGTCATGCGATCCTCTTGTTTAAATGGGGATGAAAAGATGCGGTCGCAACCGCGCGTTTCGGGAGGATGGTGTCGACGCGACGCCGAACGGTCGACACCATCCCGCCAATTTTTCGGGACATTCGTTCCCGCAGGTCTTCTAAATGAAAACCGCTGTATACAGAAGAGTCGGTGCGGGATTTAAGACCGCGGGGAACGAAAAACTAAATATCCGAAGGAGCGGTCATCAGAAACCGCAAATCGAGGAGCATGTCACGATCAAACTCATACCCTCGGATAGTTTTCTTCAACACAGGGTTGGTAGTTTTGATAAGTTCGGTGAGAGCGATGACGTGTTGGTCGATCGCTTCGACGGTGGGACAGTCGTACACGGCGCCGTTTTGGCCGAAAATCGTGTCCTTGGTGACTTTCGGTTTTTTCGTGGCGCGCATAACCCACCTCATGGCGTATAATGAAGGTATGTAGTGTCTAGAACAGACAACACGACACCCCCTCGGCTATGGTCCGACCTGGGTCTCGTCTACCACGACCGGCTTTACGTCCGGCACACCCATAAAAGCTCTACAAAGTGGAGTGTCACCCATTGGCATCGGTGTACCCGGCGGAAAGCACGGGAGATGCTGCGGAAGGGTTTGGAACCTATCCCTTATCGCACGCGTCACAGCGTCCTGTGGGACCTCTGGTGAAACAGAGGTAACAGTGGTTACGGAGTGTGGAGGCCGGCCGCGCGCCACAGGCGTCCAAACGAGGGACGCGACACCGCCGGCAATCTACCCGGACGCGCCGAGCAGCAGCTTTACGTGACCACACCAACCCCATGTGGGTAGACCTGTGGCATCATGTCGACCATCACACAGCTATACCCGGAAAGGGGTGTACACAGTGGCAGCAAGTCTCCACTCAATCCAAGGCGAGCAACAACACACCAATCAAACATATGACGCCGACACCGCCGACATAGAAGACTACGTCGCATCCGTCCCCGACGAAGTCTTAGAGTGCCGCGAAGGTGTCCACCGCTTCCCGTCGATCCGTCAAGGGATCGAGTTCATCGGGAAAGACCAAAACGGCTTCTACATCCGGGAAGTCCGCTGCCTCAGCTGTGAACGCGCGATCCGCCGCGAAGAGTGGATATCCCGCGGCACAGGCCAGCACAGACGGTGGGAGATGCTCGACCGGACCCTCCGCTACATCACCGTCAACGGCGTGTCCTACCTGGCGAAACCCCACACCGGGAGGATGCCTAAGCGGAAGATCAGGAACACCATAGTCACCCAGCAGCTGTCCGGGTTCAAGTCGATCCGGGAGCTTGAGAAGAAGATCATCAAAGCTCAACCGAAGACTCTCAAAGAGGTGGACGACTGATGGGGGAGATGGCTGTAAGGTTCGACGACCTCGACAAGTACCAACATGGGACGGTGAACGTCATCCCGTGGAACACCCCGTCGTTGGTCTTCAGCGTCGATGGGGGAGCGTTCAAGCTTGAGCTGTCCGAGGAGAACAGGAAGCAGTTCTTCGCCGACCTCGAACCCTACATCCGAGCAGCGGAGTGTCTGTCAGAACGCCGTGAGCTCACCGAGGAAGTCCGGGAACGCATGGACCCCGCACGGATACCCCCGTACTCCAAACGTAAGGAGCAGGCAGAGCTCCCGCGGAGCCGCACCCGACACTCAGCTGAGGAGCTGAGGGAGTGTCGAGCGTGGATGACTCGGAACGGGATCAACTACCGCACGACAGGTCAAATCGCGTCGGACATCTGGAAGGCGTGGGAGGACAACGACGTTCGACTGCTCAACCCGGGACGCATCCCAGCGCTCCCAGCGCTCACCGCGTAACGTCCCCTCCACAGGAAGCGAGTGACCAGCGTGACCCAAACCATCTCCGTTCCTCGCCAGCGCGGCCTCTCAGCCGGCGAGACCCGCATCGATCTTCTGCCGCTACAAGCATCTTTGCTGAGAATGACTCTCATCCGAAGCAGGGAACAAATCGATCTGTTCGACGACAGGTTCGGCATCCTCGGCTGGTCGAACATGCAACTCGGCATCAACCGGTCCGCCGTCAGACTCTTGAACAAGCTTCACGACTCAGACGACGGTGCGGTCTTGACGATGACGAAGGAGGAACGGGAACATCTCCACACGATCCTCGCAATCGCGTTGGAGCAACCGGCGGCGTTCGGCGCGACAGATCGTGTGAAAACTGGGGTGGTGAAAACGTTCCTTCACCAGATGGAGATGATCCGCCGGAAACTACCGCCGAGAGGCGCCGGCTGCTACTAGACGAAAGAGGAGCCACCTACGGGTGGCTCCTCTTCTTTGCGCCATTGCTGGCGCTCACGGCGACGCTGACGACGTTTAAACACTACCTGGACACTCTTAGGCCACCGGCCGAAAACCCACTCGGGTGTTGGTCTCCAACCGCAATACCACGAATTCCAAAAATGACTAGCACCCAGCATCCTCGCCATCTTCAGCTCTCCTGATCCGCCGAGACACCCAACGGTAATGCCACCTGGCCAACAAATGTGGATCACGCCAGCTGTTACACATCGGCCGGTCAACACACTGACAACACCACAACGACCGATGACAACGCCACCGGCGCCTCAACACCCCGTCGAAAACCTGCGCCCGCGCGAGGCCGCCAAAAAACCGGTGGAACACACCCCACATGGCGGCCACGCTTACACGCGCAGCCAGCCGACGTTTACGACCCGGACCAGTCGGAACAAGATTCTCCGGGTCCTCATAGAACGCGCAAGCAGCCTCATCACGGTCATCGGGACCCTTCGACGGACCATGCTCACACATCACGACACGGAAAATTCCGACACTGATGAACATACAAAGTCTTATCGTCCGATTGGCACACACTCGGAAACCCACACACGGGACACGGAGTCTCGATCAACAACTCCCGAGCGAACAAACCCGTCTCACCGGTTAAGTTGGACTCGGAACGTGCCGCTTGCATCATTGCTCTCCTCCGACCAACTCACACCAGTACGAGAAAGGTTATACAAGCGCCACCGTTGACGACACTCGTCACATTCCCACAGACTGTCTCTGCCGGCGTGACGATCAGCAACATCTTCTTTAGACGGCAGCGTACAGTCATGCAGCGGCGGGGAATCCGTAACCTCAACCCAACCCACAATACTCCTTACGGCATCGAGATACGGTAGGAGCCATCAGATAGTCGACTACCCTCAACAACATCCTCCGAGTCACCATCGACCAGCCAACATGGGTGATCGATCGGCACACCCAACACAAACAATGCCATCATCCGAGCGAGACTTTCCTCCACATTCAATTCGTTCAAGATGTCTCCGCCGGGGGAGTAGAGGAACATGCGGAAACCGTCATCGAGCTTATCGAGTCTGATGAGGTGGCCGTCTGCTTCAATGCCGGTGCTGACCGGCTTCGATGAACTCATATCCTCTTTTTCTTCGGCGAGTTCTTGTTCGATCTCGCGGCGCCACAATTTTTCCTCGGCGAAACGCATCTGCCGACGAGACCTCGACGTATCAGAACAATCAGGACCAGGTCCGCAACGACAGATAGGACACTGACCCACACCGGTTCGACCCAACAATCTCACCGTTGATCCGCGGGGATATCATGTCGACCAGCGCGACGCCTCTTACCCAACTTCCGCCGAACAGCAAAAGGGTCACGAACCGCACGGCCGTGATCTTTAAATTTGTGTGGTTTACACAGTTGGCATCCACGCCACCTGCGATGCGAGGAGTGAGCCATCAATCATTCCGAGCGACAAGAAAATGCTCCCCGACCGGCAACACCGCGAACAAACCATCATCATCCCAATAGAAACGAGCGCCGAACCCCACCCACGCATTGTGAGACTGACCGTGACCCGCTTCATACGTACATTGAATCTGATGTGTCTCGCCGTCTCGGGTGAGGATCGGACCAGCCGACTGACACCTCGGGGTACCGGCTTTTATGTCACGCCGGGTGATACGTATCTCGGGTTTCTCAGAGTCCATATCTTAATCATCCCAGAAACTCGGCATCCGACCACCATTGTAGCCGGGGACACCATCCACGCCGTGGTGGAATCAGAAGACATGCCACTCCATGTCCTCGTCCTCCCGACGAGCAAGCTCCTCGTCCACCAGGACCCGAAGCTCTTCACGTTCACGGGTACGCTGGTTGCGGCGATACTCTGAATCGTCATTCCTGCGGTCGCTACCACGACACTGCCGACAGCGACACACCCACCACCTACCGCCAGGAGTGTTACGAAGCATCTTCGCCATAATCCTCGAACCGCCGAACACCCTCAAAGAACGAACGCCTAGCAGCCTCAACCAAATCTTCGTCCGTGGACTCTTCGAACCGTTCAGGATCAGCAGCGATAGCCGCCAACGCCTTCTCACGGAACTGCTCAGCGAGACTCATCTCAGTCGTCCTCAGACACTGTGGTAGATTTCTCGACCCCACCGGCGCTGGTACTTAGACCACTTCGGAATCTTCGGCTCCTCGGCGAACTTCACATCACTACGCCGCCTATGCAGCTGCGACTTCGCATCCGACAAAGTTTTCGGCCGCGGACCGGGACCGTTACAGCCACACGAATCAAACGTGATCCCCGCCGCCACCAGCATGTCAACCTTCCGCCACTGGGATTCATTCCCCCGCCGCGGAGCCTTAAAATCGTGACCCAAATCAACCATCAACCCACCGCAATGAGGACAGTGAACATTCGGCTCACGCCAGTAGGCTCCCCAATGCTTAGCGGTGAACCGACACGGCAGACACGCAAAATGTGTTTTCGACGGGTGCATTGAGTAGCGACACATCAGGATTTTCCCCTCAGCCACTCGCGGAGGATGCAAAAAAACCAGAAGTCAGGCATACTTGGCGCATGTGTAACATCTACACTTCGGATCAGCCGCCAACGGTTTGAACTCCGGACACTCAGAACCGTGAGCGTCGCGGAGAATTTTCCCACACGCCGAACACACATACTCGTGGCGGCAATCATAATGCCACTCGTTCCGCGGCACCCAACGACGCTCACCAGCAACAACGTCCCACCGGTGCTGGGTCTCCCAGCCGCAAATCCCCCGAAGATTCTCCCGACCATACCTGGCCAGCATGTACTGACCCCACTTGCTCAACCTGATCTCAGGCTGATGAACCACCCCGGGTTTCCCCCGACACCACTTCCGAGTGTTCTTCCGCGAACGATGCGGCGCAGACTCCGGAGCCAACACCCGAGCCTCATCAAGTTTCGGCTTAGTGTCCCACCCATCGTATGCGTGACCCATACATCACCTCAACATCGGTCGACCCGTGACCTTCTCCCATATCGCATCATCATCAAACGTCACACGCTCAACAACCTTGCGATAACGCTTATCATGCTGGAAGTCGTAACACATCCACAGCTCAAGCCGCAGCCGCCACAGAAACGTACACGTCCCATCGCCATGAGACTTCACCGAAGGACGACCGTTCCCCGGCTCAAACCAACGCGGCTTATGCAAATCCAGCCAATACAAAATTTGGCCGACCACATAATGCCACAGTGGTTCAACAAACAGCTCCGCGCCACACGTATAGGTGATCTCACCCGTCTCCGAATCCTTACGACCACCGCTGTAGAGCTCGAACCCCTCGATTTTCATACCCCCGGGACAAGCACCCATGCTTCATCGGCGAGACGCTCATGCTCCTCACACGACACCTGCTCACACTCCTCAAACGGCAACTCACAGATAGAACAATGAGTGTCATACCATTCGCGGAGCGACCGAATCTCTTCCTGCCACTGTGTCATTCAGATACCCGTCACGTGGGTCAGCCGGTGAGTTAAATGCCGGGACGGTCGGCCTGGGGAAAGGAGGAAAGCGCAGGCGGTCCGTCCCGGCAAGCTTCAGTATAGCAGAACGATCTCCCACCAGGATTCGAACCTAGATCCTCGGGACCAAAACCCGATCTGCTGCCAGTTGCACCATGGGAGAGTGGGGTGAGTGACGGGACTTGAACCCGCTAGTGACCAGGTTCACAACCTGGCGCCGCGGCCACTTTGGCTTCGCTCACCATGTAGTTGTCGAACGCTTCCCCACAAGGACTCGAACCTCGATTAACTGGACCAGAACCAGTCGTCTTGCCAAATTAAACGACAGGGAAACAGCAGAACGGCGAGACAACACCGGTTCATTACGCCGGACTCGCCGCTCCGCATCGAACGGAGACATGCGGAGAGCAAGCTCTCCCGCCATCCTCCACCACCCACCCCGCCAGGATGGGAGACCGTCGACACCGATAATCCGGACTCGACGATCCTTCGAACAGGCCAGCTTGCGCCGGGCGCCACCACCCACCCCGCCAGAGTGGGAGGAAAGGCGAGACAACACCGGTATGCCAGCCGGACTCGCCTTCCCCTTCAAACAAACCACTCAACCTCAACAACATTGCGCCGTCACCCTTCGGAGGGTGACACGTCTAGTGTACCACGAAAGCTCAGGCCACTTCCGACCAGTGGTCGTTGCAGGCATGGCGTAGCGTGGTCGGGTTCACTCCGAGCTGCTCAGCCAGTTGACGCCACGTATACGCGCCAGTGGCGTAGCTCGCACGCGCCTGTTGAACCAGTTGAGAGGTCAAGACCGAGCCGGGGTTCTTTTCACCGGCGAATCGGACAGCAAACTCGGCGTTCGTCTTCACGCGATGGCATGAGTGGCAACGGACCACACATTTCGCCAGCTCGACATCCCGTCGGGACTGTGACCAACTCCAGACCTTATGGTCGACCTTTTCCGTGTAGTCACGGTGATCAACTTCAAGTCTCTCCGTAGAACCACAGTCAACACATGGACCATTCGCAGACAACCAAGCCTGACGACGCTTTCTCATCCAATTACGCTGGTACTCACGCTGCGCTTCACGTGTACGCATCGGCATACGATCAGTCTGCTCCTTCACAATGTGAGCCCCCGGGAGGAATCGGACCCCCGACCAGCTTATTACAAGTAAGCTGCTCTACCACTGAGCTACAGAGGCAAATCTCGGCTGATCACGAGACGATGACGGGAGTCGAACCCGTAATGCGACAGCTTTGCAGGCCACGCCAGCACCATGCCACATCGCCACTGTACCGAGAGAAGGACTCGAACCCTCGCGCCGCTGCGTGTAAAGCAGCT